GTGACCCCGGCCCAAATCACCAACAGCGGCACATTCGTTTTTACGTGGGATCATCCATCCACCCATGCCTGGTTCGGGTCGGATGGGACGTTTGATCCCCAGCATCACGAATTTATCTACCCCTTCTTTGTGACGCATGCATTTGAGCCTGGGATGTTCAGTCTTCCTTGCAGTAAGTTCACTGGCGGTCTATTTCCTCATCGTTTTTTCCCTGTAGCTCTTGGCGTGGGTGTGCCGCCTGTGCCTCCATCGACCTCAAGGAAGGGATACGTTCCAAACCCGGGATCAACTGGAGCGCATATGTACCTGGGCAGGGACATGCTATGGCATAATTTCGTGGTCACTGATCCTTCGGCAGCGAAGCAGCCGCACGTTCCCGATGTCACAATTGTGCTGGACTGGTGGGAAAAGCATGAACCCACCGATGACGATCCCGCGCTGGTCAAGGCCCATGTCACCATTCGTTCATTGCTGAAGGATTCCCGTCTGTTCTATCGGGTGACGCCGCAGCACGTTATTCATCCGGATGATTTCCAGGAAGTCCTTTACGACAAAACCCCGGACGATCCCCATATCACTCTTGAGGTGAATGAATTTGAGTTCATCGAGGCTTACGCCGCAAAGCAGGGGTACAACAACAGCGACATCGAACAATGGACGGTCATGACACCAATCTCAGACCTGACTCCCAACCCGCTTCCATAATATGGCCACAATTCCACCACCCGACATACTCACAGGGCGCACGTTGATCTACGACGGGCTGGCTCAGAACGATATAGACATGGCGAACCATCGCCTGCTCCACCTGGACACCAGCAACCTTCCACCGTCCGGTCAGCCGCCAGCGTTTCATCCTCCAGCCAATGAATGGATACACGATTTCGACATGGCAGACCCGCTTGTGTGGCATTCAAGGCGGCCTCAGTTCGTGGATATTGGCCCGGACAACGGAACTCTCACTGGGGCGCAGCAATTAAGAATCACATCTCTGGGAGACATCCTGAGAGGCACATGGTTAGCCACTCCACTTCAACCTGACAGGGTTCCAACTCTTGATTTCATACGTCATCCACAAAACGACGTAAACCTGAACTTCAAACGCCTCATCAATGTCGCTGATCCGGTAGACCCCGGGGATGCGGTAAATATGCGTTTCATGGACGGCCTGCTGCAAGGGCTGGTTGTAAAAGAGGCCGTTAAATGCGCCACCACCAGGTCAATAACACTGCTGGGAGAGCAGATCATTGATGGTGTGCCTGCCGAAGTTGGCGACCGGGTTCTAGTAAAGGATCAACTATCAACGCGGGATGAAAATGGCATTTACGTAGTAACAGAGTCAGGGCATTGGACTCGCAGCGATGATTGCGACACTTCCGATGAATTGCTCCGTGCTTACTGCACTGTTCTCCTAGGGGACGAGAACAGTGGCACAAGCTGGGTTCAGGTAACACCGGCTTTCGTTCATGATCCTCCGCAATACCCGCCCGATGTCATTGCGTTCGTTCAGTTTTCATCGGCTCAGTCTCTCCTGTCCAGCATTACCGCCGGTTCAGGACTGAGTGCAGACGGAACAACACTCAATGTAGGAGGAACCCCGGGGCGCATAGCTGTTAATCCAGACAATGTGGACATTGATCCAGCCTACGTGGGCCAGGATTCCATAACCACTCTTGGAGCAGTCACCACCGGCACATGGCTTGCTGACGTTATCAGCGGAGAGCGCGGTGGCACGGGTCATCCAAATTCCGGAAAGGAGATCAGTCTTGCCGGGGATTTGACCACCGCTTTCGCACTGGATGCTCCGGATACAACTCACACCGCATCCCTGAGTTTCCTACTGATTGGAAACACCAGCCTGCGACTTCCACAGGCAGGGACAGTGGCGACAATCGGTGGCGTTGAGAATCTCACTAATAAGACCCTGGTGAAACGGGTGACAAAGATTGCCAGTAACGCCAAGCCATCTATCAACACTGAAAACGTGGATGCCTTTTGCATCACCGCGCTGAGTGAGTCAATCGGCTCCATGAGTGACAACCTGACCGGGACGGCTATCGACAGGCAGGAGCTGGACATCTGGATTAAGCAGGCCACAGGCTCAATAGGGCCAGCATCCGGGGGATGGAACATTGTGTGGGGAACCAAATACATGGATTCCTCTGACCTTCCGTTGCCCTTACTCACAACGCCGGATGCCCAAATGTATCTGAAATTCATTTACGTAAGTGAGCTGTTTAAGTGGGTGCTCACGCAGAAACTGGACAAGATTTCATGACCCAACAGCAACTGGACTTAATGATGAAGCAGCTGGGGATGTCATCCGACCCCGGGATTGAACCTCCGCCGCTTCCTTCTCCCCCGCCTGGAGCACCACTGGGGCCGCACCAGGGTGTTGATGTTCCTCCCAGCACGTTTCAGGGGAATTATTTTCCACCCAATGTTCCACATGCCGGGATCAGCGTTCCTCCCGGAGTGTTTCCTCCTCCTCCCGTTATTGCCCCTGATGTCCCCGGGCAGGTCAATGTCTTTTCTGAAACCAACCCTCCCAACGTAACTTTCCCGCCTAACTACTGGGGCGGAGAACTTCCCCCGATCAATACCAATGATCCCACCAGGAACATCGCTACGAACGAAACGATGTATCCTGATGGAAAGTTCTTCCTGGGCGATCCTGATACCTCCTACGCTACTCAGCCAGGTTTACAGGAAGAACCAATGCCAAATTTCCCCAACGCTCCTCCGGGTGGGGACTTTGCATTCTCCCAGAATTTCATAGACCAGATCAATCCTCCCACAAATGAGAGCATGATTCCCGCATCAGGTGATTACGCCGCGAGGAATTTTGTCGATGATACAGTCACGTTCGGTGGTAACGCAGCAAGCCCCGGGGATCAGACTTATTCCCTTGCTAATGATGCCAATACTACAGCACCTCCTCCACCTCAGTCCGGAGACTACTTTGGGCAAAACAGTTTCGACGTTCCATTTGGCGGGAGTGCAGCGCACGTTCCCTCGATCTTCCCAGCGGAGGGTGCCTATCTTCCAGGTGAGTATGAGAGATTCATGTACGGCGATACCTGGACTGCTGGCAACGACACAGGCGGCAGTGCACCAGCAGAAGGAGCCACATACGACGACCAGGGAAACCAGATTCCTGCTGGCCCGGCATCATTTCCTCTGAACACTCCAGTCACTGGAGCTAATGGTGCAGTAGGAAGTTCTTATTCTGGAAGTCCATCAGGTGGCAGTGCTCCTTTTGTGGGAGGCGGAGAAGGTGCAGTCGGGCCGGGTGGTGGCCCGGTAATAGACCCCAGGACAGGGGAACCCGTTGCTGGAAGTTTACTCAGCGAATCTGATGCGGCCAAGCGTTATAACATGGAGAAGTTCGCTGGCGATCCCAGGTATTCGATGTCGAGCATACTTCACCCCGGACAAACGTTCGTTCATTTGTTGTCCGATGGAACCAGGGTTCTTGTTGATGCCGCTGGCAAGATCGTCCAGGGAGGCATTCAGGCGGGCAAGGATTTGTGGAGCAACATCCTGAATGACCCGCGCAACACCGATCCGGGATACCTGGCTTCCATTGGTTACCATGAAATGGGGCCAGAAGGCAGTGGGTTCATGCTTCCTGCTGGCGTAACCGGGCCTTCCGTGGGAACGGGCGACATCGGCGTTCGCGGAGCAATCCAGGGTGGCAGCTATTTCCATGGCGGAGCAAGTGCAGGAGCGCAGCATGGCGCAACCTCAGTAGCAGGAGCGACATACAACCTTGGTGGCAGCGGGCCTGTAAATGCCGGTGCAATCGGTTCTCGCTCCGGAGCCTTGAGTCTGCTGGACAGGCAATACCTGATGAGGTTGAAGAAAGGCGTTTACACCACTCCAACGCAATACGGGGAACGGGTCGCGGGAGCACCAAGTCCATTCCCAAACACTCCAAGCCCTGTCGCTGGCGGCAGCAACTGGAATGCCTTCCATGCTGGCCAGGTTCAACTGGGAGACATCCTGCGCGCCAATCCCGCCTACTACTCCAGCTTGACCACCCCCATGCCCAAGACCGGTTTGGGGCCGAGCACCCCAGGGGAACGCCTGAGTCGCGGAACACCACCAAATTTACCTACATGATTACTGACAAGAACAGAGTCTTTGATGGTTGGCTGACACTGGAGGGCGGCGTGGATGCAGGCCGCCTTCCGGACACACTGGAGGTCAATCAGGCTTACGAGGGGCGCAATGTGACCTTCCGTGGTGGCAGCATGAAGACTCGCCCGGGGTTCAGAAAACTGGATGAAACCTTTGCCCAGCTCAACATTCAGAAATGGTGCTTCAATGAAGCGCACACATATCCCACTCCAGCACCCGCTCGGGACTTCATTGAGGGAGAATACAGGCCGGGCAATATCCCGCTGGGATCGCTTGTTCCTATCGGAACCTGCCGGTTCCATGCTGAACCCTCGCATCCTGAAAACATCCTCGTCAGCGTTGCCCATAACCTGGTGGCCAATGACCTGGTAAAGTTTACCACGACAGGGTCGCTTCCTCCGAACGTCAACACGACCACGGTGTATCATGTCCTGGTAGAAGGGCTGACCGCAACCAAGCTGCGGATTTCCCTTACCGAAGGAGGCCCGGCGATTGGGTTCAACCACTCCGGCACAGGCGTCCATACGATCCTGAAGCACTCCACCATTGATCCCTGGTTCACTAATCAGAACTCGGAGTACATCTACAAGCACGGCATCCTGCAAAGCGCAGTCGCCTATTCCCCGCACAATGGGGACGACTGCATCATCGCCATGATCGGTGGTCGCATGTTCAGGATTGTCCCGCGTGTCACCGAAGCCAAAGTCACTGAAGTCATCATCCAGGACGAAGGGCGCGACCTACGCAACATGTCTGATTCCCCCATCGCTTACATGGTGCAGGCCGACAAATGGCTAATCGCGCAGGATGGAAAAGCCAACGCCATCATCTACGATTCAGTCAAGGCGCGCAGGGCCAAGGTCAGCGTTGACGTTGACAACACTGAGATTCCTACCGGAACCATCATGGCCTACGGGATGGGACGACTCTGCGTGATCGTGAACAAGCGCGAGGTGGCTTTTGGTGATCTCCATGGAAGCCACGATCTTCCTGATGCTGCCGATTCATTGATCCTGTTCACCGAGCGCAACTTTCTGGCCGAAGGTTTTGATGCCGCTATTCCGTTTACCCAGGGTATAGCCACCGGGATGATCTTCTTCCCGCAGCTGGACACCTCTACTGGTAACGGCCAGCTCATGGTGTTTGCCGAGCGTGGAGCCACCAGCTTTTTCTTGTCGCTGCCGCGTGAGCTTTGGAAGACTTCATCTTTTCAAATCCTGGCACTTCTTACCACCGGGCTTCGGGGACATCGCTCCATCTCTGTGGTGAACGAAGACCTCTGGTTCAGGTCGGATGACGGCATGCGTTCCTACCGCCAGGCGCGCAGCGAGCAGAGCGGCTGGGCGCACATCCCGCTGTCCACAAACATGAAACAATACCTGGGGAACGACAGCGACTTCCTGCTTAAATACGCTTCCGCCATCTACTTCGATAACCGCGTGCTGGTGACCACTTCACCCATGTGGAACAACGGCAGGCCCATGCACGCAGGGATGGCGGTGGTGGATTTTGATGTCATCAGTTCCTTCAGCGGTGGACAGCCACAGCAAATCACCAAGCCAGCGTGGGAAGGCCAATGGTACAGTGACCAGTTTAATCCCACCACCATGCTGACGGGGACGTTCCAAGGGGTTACGCGTGCATTTATCTTTGGAATAAACAACGAAGGAGAGAACCAGCTTTACGAGCTGTCGAAAGATGACAAGGACGATTTTGATGATACGCGCATCAACTGGGACATGACCACCCGTTCCTTCGATTTCAATAAACTTAACCCGCAGGACTCCACCGTGTTCACTGAGAATGAACTCTATGATGGCGACCTGTGGCTGAAGGACATTGTCGAATGAGCCACGATTTACGCATTTATTACCGTCCGGATAATTACCCATACTGGACTCTCTGGAGGGACTTTACCGACAAGTTCACCATGATCGGCAAGGCCGGGGCTATTGACGCAGGTGGAGTGCCCACGGTGAAAGCCGGGTTTGCGCCCCGAGTTCCTCTGGGCAAGCCCCAGAACGACGTTGACCTAACGACAGGCCGGAGGTTACGCCGGGGTTACGATTTCCAAGTTAAATTTGTCGGCACCGGCCATGTCGTCATCGACCGATTCAGGCTCCACGCCCAGAGACTGGTCGAAAGAAGCCTAGCGAAAACCTGACCTATGCCTAATCCAACCGTTTCAACTCAAATCACGATGCCCGACCCCAACGCGGCACCGTTAAACCTCATACAGCTCTTTCAGTTGATGAACCTGCATCTCCATTCGGAGATCACCAGCAACTACACTCCTTACGTCCTTCAGAATGGCGAACCGGATGTGTCAGACCAGGACAAGGTGTGGTTCCAGCTCGACTCACAGGGCCGCCCATTGGCCATCAAAGTGCATTGGAATGGCACATGGCGTCGTATCTACAACGGCATGATGAATGAAATCCGGGGTTACAGCGGCAACCCCGGCACCGACTTTGACGCCACCGGCTGGGGCAAAATAGGCGGTGAATACGACGGCTGGCATCTGTGCAACGGCAACGATGGCGCACCGGATTACAGCGACCAGTTTCCGATAGGCGCGCACATGAACAATGAAGGCCACTCAGGTTACGTGGACAACGAGTGGGTGAGCTGGGTCGGAACCAAGACCGGAATGCATGTTGGCGGAGGGCATGAAATCACCATGACCAGTGATACTGCGTGGCAGCCTTCTAGTGGAGCTATCGTTGTAGATAAATGGAAAGCTGATGGCAATGCACGCGATCCAGCTGGGCAGCTATGGGGTAAACATTCGGACGCAACGCCTACTGCCGATACTGTAATACTTGTCGATGCAGTTAATGGAAACCTTGAGCCGTCGCCAATTTCAATCATCCCTCCCTTTGTGGCACTAGCTTGGATAATCTTCCTGGGATACCGAACATGATTACATCACCAGATTCAGTAGACGCGGCGGATATTGTGTTTCCGCCACCGCAGGATTTTCTTCCAATCCCCGGGGGAATGCAGTTCAAGGACGTTGCTCCCATGATTGCAGGAGTCGTGGACAATGGCGTGGGCTTTGATGACCCGCGTGTCCTAGTTCGCTTGAACGAGGCCACGAAAATTATCCTGGATTACATGATCCCCGTGGGCGGCATGATGGTCTGCAATATCACCGCCATAAGCCGGTTCCTGGTGCTGCCTCCCAATATGGAGAACATCATCGAGGCGCACCCGCTGACTCCAGTCGATTCCACTGCTGCCTACGGGAACAAGGACACTACTCAGGTCTGGTATGAGATGGTGAGCCAGTCGGCGTATCTCGATCCGTCACAGGCCATGGACAATCCGCTGCTGGATTTCGGCCTGAACGGCAACCCAACCGACCCGGAGGATGTGAGGAGGATTTACTTCTACCCCGGACTTAACCCAGCCAATGCGGTGATCCAGGTGACCGGAGCGAAGCGTTACCTCCCGCTCAAAGGTGACGAGGACTACCTCATCATCCAGAACATCGAAGCCATTAAGTGCATCATCCTTTCCATTGAGCGTTACGAGAACAACGCCCCGGACGAGGCCCAGAAATACCGCCAGAGCGGGATAGACATCCTTCAGGCCGAGATCAAGAAGCACCTCTTTGATCCCCGCAACTACATGCATCGGAAGTCCGGGTATCTGGAGGACATCGTGGACTTCAGGGAAAACACCCTGGGCTGGGTGCGCGCGCAAATCGCGCTCGACCTCCCGGAAGCCCTCCGGATGTCCAAGCGCGACCTCACCTGGACAATCCAGCAGGCCGAGCGCAGGCTCATGGAGCGCGGAATCTGGAAAGACACCGTGGTCACCATCCATGGGACGGTGCTTGGCGGCCTCCTTTATATGCCCACCAGCGTTGAATCGGTTCTGGCGGTTGATCTTTGCGGCAGGCCAATTCCTATCAGGAGCCAGTTCTTCCAGTTCCTGGAGAACGGGCCAGGGGGTGCTTCATGCAGCAACATGCTTATTGACCAGGGCAACAAGCAGCAGCCTGGGTTTGCCGCGCCACGCCGGGCCTACAAGCTGGTCGCCAACTGCGACACAGGATCGAGCTTTACCGCCGTATGCAAACTGAAGTGGGTTTTGAAAGACCCCGGGGACATGATGAGCATCAAGAACTACGAGGCCATCAGGTTAATGGTGCAGGCCAAAATACTTGAGGAACCTCAGACCCCGCCCAACCCTCAGGCCGCGCAGGAGTCCATGATGAAGCAGCAGGTGGCCCTGGACATTTTGGACAAGGAACTCAAAAACTACCTGTCTGGAATCAGGCACACCGTTCACATCCAGACTTACGGTTTTGGCATGCAGGACGTTGGTAATTACTGGAGTCGATAATTATGACATTCCCCGAAATGATTCACGGCGCGAAGCCTGAGGTCGCGCCATTTGAAGCCACTAACCCCATTGAGGAGTTGATGAAACTCCTGACCGGGGAAATCAAGGACTGGCCCCAGATTCAGAAACTGGGTGACATGTTCCAGAGTGACGTCTTCCAGAAGATGTCCCAGGCTGGGCTTGACCTCAAAAGTCTCATCAGTGCCGGTGGAGAGAATGCCGCCCAGACCCTGAAGAACGCTCTGTCGCTCCAGAAGGGGATCATGCCCGACCTGGATTTGAAGGCTAATCTCCGGGGCAGCGCGTTTCAAAACCTTAGCAGCGGGCTGCTGGGCAGCATGGCGGGGACAGCTAACAGCCTTCGCAACGTCGGCCTCGGCGCGTATGAGGCAATGAAACAGGGAGTAGGCATGGCGTCTGAAGCAGGTAACGCCGTGCAGAGATGGATGGGGATTTCACAGGGGACAATGCTGCCAGCGTCTTCCCAGCTCTACAGCCCTGAATGGTTCAGCCAGTTCATGGCGCAGCAGCGCGCAGCAAAGCAGGCCACCAAGCAGTTCCAGAACAATGTGAACGCAGCTCCCGACCCCGTGGTTTCCGGAATTGCGGGAACGGTAATGAACCTGGTGGGCGCATACCTTGGAGCTGGCAGGGGAGGCGGAGGCAATATGCTTGGAACGACTGATTATACTAAACTGGGAGCAGGTGGCTACGCAGGAACAGCCGTGAACCAGGGCAGTAATGCTGACGTCATGGGCGGCGTAGTAGGAGGAACTGATGGCCCGGGTGGAAACTACGGAGGCACCAGCATCTATAACGCAACCACGGGTGGTTGGAACACGCCCTGGGGAACCAATGTGGGTGGAACCGATATTCCGTACATAGGAGGAAACGTGAGCACTCCTTCCGGAGCGAGTTACGGGCAGGGGTCAACGCCTGTGGCACCACCGCCAAGTGTCTTTAATTCAACGCCGTCACAACAATTCTGGGGGGAAGCATAATTATGCCAGCAGTACAATCAGCATTTGGGCCAATCGTTGAACCCGGTTGGCCAGACCTTAAAGGCCCGGACATGGGCGCAAAGTTACTCAGTGGTGCTTACATCTGGGGGAATATCGCTGCCAAGAAGCAGGAACTAATAGGCAAGATGGCCCAGTATGCTCTTAAGATGCAGGCCATGGAGCAGGACTCCGCCCTGAATGAAAAGAAGTATCAACTGGCTGTTGACCGGTTGCAGTCCAATAATGAGCACAAGGATCAGCTGCTCGATATTCAGCGGCAAACGGCTGATGCGCGTGATGCCCGGGTTCAGCTTGCCTTTGACACGTTCGATAGGAAGGCTGCGGGCGATAAAGCAATGTTCGATGCTGCTAGTAATGTATTGGCAACAGTTCCCAAGGACAGTAAGGAATTTCCAAACGCATTTGTCCAGGCTGTGACAAATAACTCCCGGGATGCTGACCCTTCCAAGGCCCGCATGTTGATACAGACTAACGTCAACGATTACAACATCAACGCCAACCGGCAAAATACGGCGATTGACCACCAGGTAAAAACACTCAAGGAGGAAATTGGCTCAAAAATATATGGCGACACAACACTGGGGCATTTGACTGATCCACTTGAACATCCTGAGTTGTATCCGGAAGAAACAACCGGGGGAGAAACCATGTTTGGCAACATTAAAAAATGGGCTACCGGACAACCATACGGCGAGGGTGGCGAGAAACCGAAACCAACCGGTTATAGGACTGGGTCAGTTACGCTTCCCACGGGTGAGCAAAAACCGATTAGATTCAAGGCCACAGATTTAACTGATCTGGCAAAACGCTGGAAAGCGGCACAGAAGGCCGAGGCCGATAGACTTCCAACTACCGACATTCCCCAATACGGTGTTTACGCAAAGCCAGCTAATACTGCCAGGGAACGGGCACAGAGGATTTTAGACGATCCTGATTCACCCCCGGATAAACGTACAGCTGCCCAATTCTGGCTAGAACAGAATCCCTGACATGGCTGATCCCGATCCAGATCAGGACATTCTTGATTTTTATAATCAGCGTAAGGGATCACCGTCTCCTGGTGGGTCGCCTGCGGCCACGATGACCCCTGACCCGGATCAGGACATCCTTGATTTTTACAACAAGAGCCACAGCCCTACGCCTACCGCTACCGCTTCTCCTTCTCATTCCGGGACTCCTTACACTGACAAGGCGGTTCAAGATCAATCCACTACTCTTTCCCAGCAGGGAAAGCCAGGAGCGATTGCAGCCATTGGCGGTGCTGCGGTCAGAGGTTTCCTGCCAGGAAGGGCAATGCTGGCAGCTTATCCCTGGGGTAGCATTGCAGGGGCAGCAGCAGTAGGAGCAGCCCGTGGTGCATTGGTTGGAGCAGCTGTGCCAGTAGCTGGAGAAACCGGCATCAGTGAAGCAATCGGTGGAGTCTTTGGTGGATTGATTGCTGGTGCGGCTGCCGCATGGGGAGTGTCAAAACTTCAAACCGCAGCGGCTGATGTGATTTCCCCCGGGGGAGCATTTTCCTCCAAGACAGAGCAGGCCCAGACGGAGGCACATCCTTACGCATCAATCGTGGGTGGCGGGCTTTCCTTCGGGAAGCCAAACCCAATGAATGTTGTCAGGGCAGGTAAGACCCTGGCCAGCGCGGAAGGCCGGGCAGCCCTGGTCGCGTTCACCAAGACAGGCGGCAAGGGGATGGCTCCTCAAGCCGTGGATGAAATAGGGAACGTCATCAATGTGTCCATGGCTGGAGGTTTGAACTCGGCTTTCAACGTCAAAGACCAGATTGAGTCCGGTAAGTTTGATCCAACTCAGCTGGCCGTGGCCGCAGCCACGGGGTTAATTTTCAGTGAGCCATGGTTTCATAAGCCGAACCCGGCGGCAGCTGCGGCGGCCAAGACATTGGCCAGCGGTGGCGCGCCTCCTGCGGCTGGGCCAGCAGCTCCTGCCGGGCCTGCACCACCCAGTCCTCCAGTCGCTCCAGGGATGGTTCCTCCGCCCACACCAGTAATCCCGGGGTTACTTCCTTTTGAGACTAATCCACCGATTCATCCCGCGTCCGAAATTGCGCGCGCGCCAGCAGCACCTTTACCAGAAGCACCAATACCAAAACCAGGAACAGAAGGAGGAATCACAAATGCCACTCAAGAAGGGCCAGTCGCAGAAAGTAGTGTCGAGCAACATCCGGGAGTTTCATCTGGGCAAAACGTACCAGAAAACGTTACAGACAAAGGGCCGGTCGGTAGCGAACCAGCAGGCAATCGCGGTCGCGCTGGCGAAGCGGCGACAGAGCCGGTAGCGGAAAGTCCGTACTACATCAAGGAAGATGCCCTGGGGTTCGGAGTCATCGACCGGGAAGCGAACAAGATTGTCTCGGTCAAAGCCACTGAGGAAGAAGCCAGGGCCAAGATGGCCGAGCTGGAAGCTGCACGGCAGCCAGCTGAACCGGTGATAGAGCACGACTCGGGGCTGAAGTCCGAATACAGCACCGAGAATGCCTCAGTCAAAGTGTCCAAGAACGGATACATCAGGGACTTGTTCGTTAAGCCAGAGGCGCGCAGGCAGGGCGAAGGAACAGCCCTGATGGAGCAGGTGTTTGCCGACGCTGACAAGTCCGGGATACCACTCACCCTGCATGTCGGGGAACAGAGAACCGATCTTCCTGGCTTTTATGAAAAGCTGGGATTCAGGGTGGATGGCAAAGACCAGTTCGGAACCAGGTATGTGCGTGATCCGGTAAAGGAACCGACAACCCCGGAAACCCCATTCTCTATTAAGGAGGATCACGGCGTATACAAGGTGGTAGACAGTCGTAAGCCTGACGCCCTGACCATTCCGTTCAGCACCGAGGAAGCAGCCCAGAAGCGTAAGGCAGCCCTGGACAAGACGTTTCTGGCGCAGGTTGCCAAAGCCACAGCCGAGAAGGGGTCAGACGAAACAGCCAAGGAGCTGCTCAAGATGCAGCGGGAGTATGAGGCGTCCTTACTGGAGGAAGCCCAGGGCCACCAGGCCAAGGGCGGAGATGAGCTGCTTGATGTCGTGTCCGAGCATGGCGTTCCCCTGAATGATCCTAATTACTCCGGGGAACTTAGGAACCTCAAGGAGCACTTCGCGCCGAAGAACAAATACGGCCAGGAGAAGCACCGGCCCCTGGCCAGCGGTAGCGGGGAGAAGCTCTATTTCGGAGAAGTGTTCAAGGCCAAGGCGCAGGGCAACATGGACAGCCTGACCCAGCTCCTGAAGAACAGAGGTTTCGATGTCGAAACCCCGGATGACGCTATCAACCTGATTGATGAGCGGCTGCGGAGCGGAAATAAAGTTTACGGGGACGAAGGGCGCGCGCATGAGCTGGAACGCCAATCGTTCGGGGATTACCAGGAGCCAATGCGAGCAGCTCCAGGAGGAGGTGAAGCAAAGGGCGGTCTTACCCAGGATGAATTTAGCCGAATGGTTCAGTTGCAGACCAAGCTCAGTAAAAAAATAATGGGCATTGGGGATATAGGAAAGGATGAATTGTCCGAACTGTATCGGCTCAAAGACAAGCAGGAAGGCGTCATTGAAGGAGATTTTGTTAAACAATCCGATGATGAAAAATGGTCGCCGCAAAAGTCCTGGCTGCCCGGGCGCAAGAAAAGTCCTGACCAGCTGGACAAGGACATTGCCATTGCCGCAAAGAAGGAGGAAGACCTCTCGCTTCCCAAGTCTGAACCCGGAACGGACATTGTAGGAACCAGCCAGGACGCGGAGCAGGTAGATCGTTTGATAGGCGAGAAGGCTTACAGTAATTCAATCGTAAACGTCATCATCAAGGAGCTGCTTCAGAACGGTTTTGATGCGGTGCGCGAAGGTGGTGTAAGCAAGGCAAAGCCCGGCCAGATAAGCATTGATTACGATTACGATACTCGCACCATCACCGTCAGAGATGATGGAGTGGGCATGTCTCCTGAAACTATTGTGACTGCCTTCCTGCGAACCGGTGGCACAAAGAAAAGCGGTGACCACCAGAATACATCCGGTGGGTTGGGCGTGGCGAAGCTGGCATTCATCAAGGGTTCAAAACGAATCAAGCTGGTAACAGTCAAGGATGGCCTGAAAACCGTGATGGACGTAAGCCGGGAGCAGGTAAAGGCCAACCAGATTCCATTGGTTAAGACCTACACCAATGAGCCTAATGGAAGCACGGTCACCGTGGAAATCCCCAAAGACTACATCAACAGCAAGGGTGAAACCATTCCCGTTCATTTCGATACCGATCCCGAGTTCCTGAAGAACCCTCTTTTTGGTGATGTGGAAGTAAAAGTGAACGGGGTTCCAAACCACATGGGGATTCACAGCACGGGCTGGGTGAAGGATAACGTATTCAATTTCGACTGGGGCCATGCCAATGTCTACGTCGATCCCAGCCCGCTAAAGAAATACACGTATACAGAGGGCACATATCCTCCCGTGTACAGGGTAATGTCGGCTGGATTGCATCAGTTTGAAGTTCCCTGGCAGCACATCTTCGACAAGGCGGAACAGCGGATACCCCACAACATGGTGATTGATGTCAGGCCGCATGTTGACACCAAAGACCCTCAGTATCCTTTCGATAACCAGAGGGAAGGATGGCGCGGCTCGGTAAAGGCTGACGCCACTGCCATGTATTCCTACCTGAAAAGGCAGGGGCTGGAGCAAGACCTGAAGAAGTCCCAGGAACAGTTCAAGGAACTACAGGTAATGACCCATATCCCGATTGAGGACATGGGTAAAACCTTTACCGCTGACCAGCTTTATCAGGGCGATGCCACCCAGGGAGCAGCAGGAAGGGTTACGCTGCCAAAGATTCAAAGTGTAGATGTTAAGCGTGACAAGGTGGTTACCACTTATGCCGGTGGCAAGAAAGAGGTTCAATCACATGAGCAGTTTAACAAACCATCGTTCAGTGCCGAAAGAGAAATTGATTTTGAAAAGACAAAGCTGGATACCAGTCACCTAGACCCGAAGAATCCTCTATATCACAACAATACCAACGTTGATTTCGAGAAGATAAAGGGTGCTCCCGAACTGCACGCCAAACTTGGCAGCATGCTTATCCAGTTCATGCGCGCATTCGGTGCCAAATTCGGGGCAGACCCAACAGCACGGCCTGAGTATGCTCAACTCACCAATACCACACCTGGCAAAGCATGGCTTGGTGGTATTTCATACGATGCGAAGTATGCCGGATACAATATAACCAACCCATTCAGGTCGCTCTGGGCTAATCCTGCCGGAATTTCTGACGGTGGGATGAGTAGTCCCAGAAGGGCAGCGTTTGAAATGCTGCATATATTCCTCCATGAGATTACCCATGTTCCGGAACGTAACGAAGGGGGTGGATTTACCAGGGAAGAAATCAACAACATCGGAAGGATGGCTGATTTTCCGGAGCAACAAAAGTTTTTACAGACGATGGAGCAGGTGTTAAGTCAACATTGGGACACATTACATGAAATCAGAGATAAGTACTTCGCTAAAAGTACAGCAAACCGTTCCGAAGGTTTCAAAACTGGCTCGCAACTTGAGCCAGAATCCAAAGGAGGTAAAGGAACTGACAAAGGTGTTCCTTCAGAGCATGCACAGGAAGCTGTCAGCGATAAAGACCCCGGACAAACCGGCCCTGGACGAGCTGGAGAAACAAATCCAAAATCTGGGCAGCTCGGAACAATCCTCGAGGCTGCGAAATCCGGAGAGAAGTCCGGAGCTGAACCCGCCCACCCCGAAGTCGCTGCTACCCCACCCGAGCCTCAAGGAAGGTCTGCCGCCGCCCCCGTTTCTGAAGGGGTCGGTGGACGAGGTGGCTTAGCCGAGCCTCTTTCTCATCCCTCAGGGGAGCCGATCACATTTTATCACGGGCAGGGACAGCGCGGGCTGGGCACTGGTGACCTTAAACCTCCTGTTTATTTTACCCCGGACAAAGAGTTCGCCAGGGGCTACGAGGAGCAGAACGGCATCTTCAGGGAACCCAGCGAGCACAGCTTGCACCTCAAGAATCCCAAGGTCATCCAGATAACCGAGGAGCAAGTGCGTTCAGGTGCCCATGAAATGGGAGCCTCGGAAAGCAGCTACATCAATCAAGCCAGGATGCGTCAGTATCAGAAGCAGGGATACGACGGTGTTATTTCAAAGCTGCCAGACGGAAAGATTTATGAAGCTGCTGTCTTTGACCAGGGTGCAATCCGAAGGAACAAATGGAGCGAGCAACAGGTGTCGGCAGAACTGGAGAGGCAGTTCCAATACCATCGCGGGTCACCAAAATACGACCAGGAAAGACACAGGACGGATTACGAAAATCTGGTCAAGGAATCGGGTTGGACAAAGAACGAAATCTCAGCGTTGTCCGACAAGGAGTTTGACCAGGGAGTTAAAGCGGTCAGGGGTGACACCGCTGGAGTCAGTGGCATCAAGGACACCCTGGCAGGGATCAAGGAAGCGGCAGCGCAGCCTCCGGAAACCCCAGAGCAGCGCGAGTTCGCACCGCGACCGGTAGAGACGGGCGATTATGAACCAAGGCCGCCTACCGCCAATGAGGCTGCTGGCCCGGGGTTGCGCGACCTGTCCGACCAGCAGATGTCCCAGGTCATCTCCAACTCGCTCCAGAAATTCCATGACGAAGGGATAACAGAGTCCGTTGATTCCTCCGGTGGCATGTCGCATAACGACATCATCGACGCTGGCCGGGAAGCCATCAGGCATGGCGTTGACCCAGAGGCCGTGGCTGCTTCTCGCGCAATCCCCAGCGAGCAGAAATACACCGTGGTAAAAGCGCACGCCGAGGATTTGCGGGAGGTTTCAGAGCACGCAGAGAACCTGGCCAAGACCCATCCCACCCAGGCGAACAAGGACGCAGCCGACAAAGCCTTTGCTGATTACTCCAACTGGGACACCAAGACCGTGAAGCCAATCAGGGATGCTGTTGACGCCGAGCACCCGGGCATGCCGCCTGAAGAATACAACCCGCGCAGCATGACCGATCTGCGGCAGCAGATGATCCGGCAGAACGGGCATGACTTTACCACGGCGCAACGAAAGGATGCGGAACAACTCCTGAAGCAAATCCATAAGACCGTGGAAGCGCGCAACAAAGAGCTGATGAAACGTGACGCCCAGCTGGCAAAGGAATCCCCGGAGCTGGTCAAGGAGATAAAAAATGGTGACGACTTGTTCAAATACATTGCCGAAATGGTAATCTGCCCCTGATATGCCTGCCCCAAAACTACCCTGCATTGATTACAAAGCCCTGACTGCCGGGAAGGACAAGGACTTTGACCTGGATGCCAAGAAAATCCGGCCCATCTGGGAGTACGCCAAGAAACGCTACCTTGAGAATGGTGTTTCCCTTGAGGACACCATCAATGCCCTGGCCAGGGAGACAGGTGCTCCTCCCCGGTTGTTCCAGGAGGTCATCGTTGGCCGGAAATCAGGCCCGAGAATCAAGACCAAGGAAATCTTTGCCAAGGAAGATGCCCGTCGCATGGCCATCCTTAAGACCCAGCAGATGATTGACCGCGCCGATAAAAGCCCTGTGTGGCGTTTCATTCGCGCAGTAGGTGAGATACCCCGGGCCTCACTGGTCGCGCTCCATGGAGGTGTGTTCCCGGTCACCCACGGTGGCGCGCTGCTTCTTAACCCATGGGAATGGCGCACGTTCTGGAGAGGCGCAAAGGTATCGTGGGCGACATTTGATCTGCCTGGGGGAACACGGGGTAAGGCGTATTACGAGCAGGCCAGGCTCGACCTCCAGAACGCGCACAACTATGCCGAATGGCGAAGTGCCGGTCTTCGCATTGGGGTAGAGGAAAGACCTTCAGGCATCCTGAACGAGTGGATCACCAAGAGTCCCAACTGGAGCAGCCGTTCCTGGCTGGGGCTTTCCAGGATGCGCTACGAGTTTGCGGAGCAAAGCCTGAAAAACTTCAAGTGGAAGACGGACGCCGAACGCCAGGACATCATGAAGCACCTGGCTGAAGTGGCCAATCACGCCACCGGGGTGACCAATGTGGGTCTGGGCAGGTGGCTGGGACAGAGCAAGCTGTTCTTTGCGCCTCAACTTACCGCGTCCAAGATACTCCGGGCATCGCGTGACCCGCTCATTACCGTGGGGACAGCAGTGAAAATGATGAGCGGCGGCAAGGTGAGCGCAGGCGAGCGCGCTGCCATGATGGTTCGGCTGGGGCATGCTTCAGCCATGCTGGGAACCTGGGCTGCCGGGCTGATCCTGAACGACATTGTGATGCGCGCCTTCGGCTCCAGCCAGAAGATCAACTGGGACGACCCGCGCAAGAGCGACTGGCTGCGGTTCAAGACCGGGAAGGGCGACATCATTTCGACCCGTGGCCCGGAGGAAGTCCTTCGTTTGTATGGCCAACTGGCTGCCATCGCGCACGCAAACAAGCGTCAGCTGCACGGGCACTCCGCCCTGGATGAAGCCATGGATTCAATTCAGCAGTTCATTGAATACAAGCTGTCCCCCGGGGTTACCACGGCAGTGGAGCTTGGTTACGGAACTGACATCTTCGGCAGGCCGCTCCCAAAAGGCATCCAGGAGCTACGTCATGCGGCAAGCCTCACAGGTTTACACCAGGCCAGTCCCAGGACAGGGAAACCCTATTACAGCGGCTGGGAATATACCGCTACGCACATTCCAATCTTTTTGTCCGGGCCAGCGCGTGATATTTATGATCGCATGCGCGCGCAGGGTCTAAGCCAGCCCAAGGCAGACATGATCCTTCATGCCGCAATCCTTACGGCAGCTGAGTTCGCAGGGTTCGGGTCGCACTACGAGCGGCCAGCACACATTGCACCAGCAAAGCGCGGCAAGACCCAGTTCCACGGAACAGTAACAGGTAACTAATATGACAAAGAACATAAAACTTAACCCCGGAGACGTCCTTGTTATCACCGTAGAGAAGGCGGCACCTCCTCCTACTACCATTGAAGACCTTGAAGTGCTGATGACCATCGGGTCGGTGGACATCCTGACCAACAGGGACAAAACCTATTGCAGCTTTGTGTCAAACCTGGACATCTGCAACGACGGAAGCGGCCCTGCTCATGGTGACAAGCACCATCAGGCCATGACCGCCTACTGCTCCGGCGGCAAGACTGGCAGCAAATACATGAACGCTGATGTGGACAGGTATATTGTCGTGCCTCCTCAGATTCGCGCCAAGTTACCCGGGGTGGTAATGGGTTGCCGTGGCAGGGTGACCAACCTGAGAACGCAGGTGGAGGAGCATGGTGTGGTGGGAGACATCGGCCCTGACGATAAGACCGGAGAGACAGCTTATGTGTTGGCCAAGAAGATCAACCCGAACATTGAGCACAACTCCGGGGATAGTAACAAAGACTATCTCTACGAGCTATGGCCTGACGTTCCCGGTACTGACGGGGACTTTACGTATAAACTTCAACCTGCGTAGGATCGGCTTGTAGTCCCACTGGCCATCAGGCCGGGTGTTCCACAGTGGGAGGCTTACGCTTTCTGACTCGTTTACTCCCCTTGGCCTCCGGAGCGAATGGATCAGTCGCATATATGATCTTGGGTTTCTTTGGTGCGACTGGACGCAGCCCGGCATACACCAGTCTTGATGTGACTATGGCTTTGTTGCCCGGGGAAACTTCGGCGATCTCCTGCAACTCATTCACCAGGAGCTGAACGGCATCAGGGACGGAGACGTTGCGGGGAGCCACCGGGGCAGCCACCGGAGTAGCAACGCACTCTGATTCGGTAACGTGGGCAGGTGCGCTGCTGATAGTCTCCGGTGGTTTTGCCGCTGGCAAAGCGAGGATGTCATAGAAAGGAACGTTCTCTCCATGGCGATGGAGGATGCTCACTTCGTATCCATGGCGCACCACCCAACTGATGACATCTTCGGGAGTGGCGTTCTGCCTTTTAAGGGCGATCTCGTTAATCTCAATCACCATCTTCGGGTGAAATTTTTCGATGAGCTGCTCCATGCCTTTAAGAGCGTTCAATTCATATCCCTCAACGTCCATCTTAATGAGATCGAGCTGACCAAAGAGACACATCTGAGTATCCATTCGCTGCACCTGGATGATCGGGCCTCCGTTTCGGTTGCTATGGTCTACGAAGTGTGAGGCGAAGTTATCGGGGTTGTCTCCTATCAAACCAGCCACACCGTCATGCGCTCCGAGCGCATGGCAGAACCCGAAGACGTTCGACATGCCGTTGGTGTTGTGAACCAGGCACTTGAAGGCATCGGGGTTGGGTTCGTAGGCAAACACCTTCCCGGCTTTGCCTACCGCGTGAGAATACGCAACAGTATGATCCCCAATAAAAGCACCAACATCAACAACGGTATCACCGGGTCTGATGTGTTTGAGGACGTAAGGAATGAGGGGATCAAAATCAAGGCGTCCGGCCTCCATTACCCGGCCACTGATGGCATCATTCTCCAGAACCCAGGTTCCGTCACGTACTTTATGAATCTGAGCGGGTGGGTCACCACTCCCACTAACAGGATGTAGCTGCTCTTGGAGTGCGAAGATTTCCTGTGGCCGGGGGCTTGCATCCAAGCTGCTTGCTCCCGATTCGGTATTGCTACTGCCGCTCAAGTTTTTTCGCAGGACGTCAATCAGTGAACCGTCCTTGGAGGAATGGAACACCACGGTTTCTTCCCGGATTTCATTCAGGTGGGTGAACGTGCCGTGCTTCCAGTAGTGCTGAATCAGCTTCGTCCAGTGTGCGTTGGGGATGATCTGGTCTTTGGCGGCAATGTCCCAGGCAACTTCGTGTGCGCGGTAGCATTCACCGGCCAGCAGGTAGATCGGGTTCTGGTAGATTCCTACCCCGGACATATGGATGGGCACATCGGGTCGCTTGGCCCCAAGGTCAACGCGCTCGCCCATGAAGGGCTTGCCGCCGCGCTTATACTCAGCCTCCAGGGCGTCCAGCCAGCCCGGGCTTATCGGTATGGCGTCCGGCTCAAGCCAGAAGAAGCAGGGCCATTCCCTGGTGTGCTGGATGAGGGTGGCGGCCAGGCTGAACATCTGGTTGGCTCCCTCCGGCCAGCCATCGACGTCAGACGACGTCAGACGGTGCTTGGCGAGGCGGAAGACTTTCCCCAGGGTCTTTACCACATCCTCCATGATCTGCTGGTTGCAGCGTCGGTCGCTCAAAATAAAAACGTCATGGGATTTATATTCTCCCAGCTCTGCAATCCATTGCGCGTTTTTGAGCGCAAGCTGTTCATCGACAACGCTAAAGGGGTATATCACTAGCATAAGGTGTAAAGAATAACGGGGTGTTCACGCCCATGTAAGCTCCTGCCACATTGAAGTTAAAGTGTTCCCACGCTTCGGGTTCGCTCATCTTGTCCCGGTTTATGAGGATGTCGATACATTTCCGGGTGTCGTAGACGACCAGGGCTGACATCCCACATCGCTCCACTATGCCCATGATGGCGTCCTCAAATCCATCGGCCATCAGGGCGTCCTCATTAAACTGCGCCACCCATTCGCGTATCTTCAATGTGTCCGTCATAGCCTCGGTAAACCAGGTCGTTTTTATGCCCTCGCAGCCGCGCCTTCAAGTCCCGAATGTAGTCCGGGTCAACATCGTCCCGCGATTCCCATGCTGCCAGAAGGTCGGCCTTGCCGTAGTACTTCTGCACCAATTTTTCAAAAGACTTTTTCTTCTTGGCGGCGTGGTAAAGGTCAGGCAGTTTGCGGCCCATATTAGAAAAAGGGGTAGGGGGGTGTTTCGGTAGGAATTTGGTCTAACACCATTTTACGTAAACTCAGGAAGTAGATGGATTTCTGAATCCAAGGGTGGCGTGTAACCATGCTCGATGTTCTTCAATATCCACATCCAGAATGCCACAGTGAGCAGGAAACCAGCGGTAGGTCATCAATTCCCCTTCCTGGTTTAGAATGATTGTGTTGACTATTCCGTTAGAGAACTGACAAATATGAGTAGTTGTTTCCATGCTGGAAAAATACTGGAAGATTTTCTATAAATACCTCAACGAATCCAATTTACTAAATTTCCACTGAATAACAGATTGCTGGAAAATCTGCCTTTTGGGGACAGTGCATTGTAGCAAGCTGACTTCTCGGCTCCGCTAATTTCCAGCAATTTATCCCGCGCCATCACCCGGAGTAATTCACCGCCCTCAAAAACCTCTTTTACCATTTCTTCGGTAATCACGACGCGCTTATCCTTGCTTGTTGAGTCGAACGTCACCCAGTCGAATGATGGAACTGGTTCAAATAGTCCGACCTTGCGTTTCCATGCGCTACGCTTCCCCAGGTCGCCATCGTTGTTCTTGCAGCATGTGAACACTACCTGGTCGTCTTCGGTGTCGTCCGAGGCGTATTGCAGCACAAAAACGCATCTTGGGACGCTGGTCAGGACATGGCTTCCAGCCAGGATGTTCATCAGGCCGCGCCCGGTGGAGCGTTCGTCCTTCTGTGGCTTCCGGGTATGCGCCACGATGCAGAGTGCGGTATTGACAGGTAAGACCGACTTGATCTGCTCAAAGGTTTCCAGGTAAGTCCTTTGCTCCTGATCTCGCGCGGCGGCGTTCCATGGATCGAGAGCGACTATGTCCGGAGAAAATTCCGTAATGCAGTCACCGAGCTGTTTCCTGAAATCATCGTTTCGGAACAGCATTCCATATGGTGGTGGTTCGCTGATACGAACGTAATCCTGTAATTCCTTGCAATTCAGCTCTTTGAAATTGAGTGACAGACGCCACAACCCGTTCTCCTGCTGGATTATCATGGTTTTGAACTGTCTGTGAACATCTAGCCCAAACCATTTACCTTTCCCTTTCGCGCCAGCCACGGCCAGTGATGTCAGGGCAAGTGATTTGCCCACCCCATTTGGCCCGCCGAGGACGAAAATGAATGTCCCATCTTTGCAAATATGGTGGTTGCCAACGAGCTGCATTCCTTCCGGTGGATCGTATGATTCTAGGAAGTTTGGGTCGCAAAAACTGACAAACTGCTTTTCCGGGGTTAAAGTCGTTGCTCCGTTGGGTTTATCTAAAATGTTCCAGCTTCCAGCATCCTTATGGGGATAGTGGAAGGTGGAATGTTCGCTTTCCACCTTCCCGATCTTCGACCGGAGCACATCATTGAAGGCTTGAACAACATGTGAACAAGATGTGTGCTTGCAGTCCAGCGTGGGCGCGCCGTTCAAATAAAGGATGGTGTGCTTCGCCCCGTCCTTGGCGGTGTGAAAAGATTCCCCGGGGCAATGTTTAACAAAGTATCCGCCCTTCTCAGGACTGTAGGTGCATTCACCCAACAGCTTGATTGCGATTAACTCTCTCGCCGTCATGTCCGGGGTTATGACCGTGGTTGTCTTACCCCGGGGCAACGGATCGGCAGGTGGAAGGATCGCGCCAAGGGCGTTGTTCAACCAGAGGTCAGGGTCGTATGTGAAAAAGCATATCCGGGCAAGGTCTTTGCATTTCTCGTCTATTTCGACGCCAAGGTCGCGCACGTTGTCCCTTATGGCGCGGAACGAATCCTCATGCCGGGCAGGGTCGTTGACCACGTTGAAGAACACTTTGAGTCCGTCCCCGGACGGGGAAAGGGCAATGGCGCGCACGTAGGGCAGGTATTTGAGCGTTTCCCGGATCGAGTGCAGCTTGTCCCCCAGGCTGTCCATATCGGCGCACAGAAGGCCGGAGTACTCCACCAGGGCGGCGTTTGAGCGGGTTGAGAAACTCCCTGAAGGCATAAACCCCGGCAGCTCCGATTTCAGCTCTGCTATGGATTCCTTGGCCTTGACCGTGTCCCCGGTAATGTCGCGCTCGGCCTCATACTTGTTCCGGATGCGGGTGATTTTCTCCTTGAGGCCGTGCTCGCCTGACCGGGTGACCGACCAGATTTCCTCAAACGTGATTGGATGGGTGTCTGTCTGCTGACAGCGTTTCACCATTGAGACTGTCATAAATACATGTCCCGAATGAGAAGCAGCTTTTCCTGCTGCTTGGGGCTGATTTTCTTCGCGGTAGTGAGTGACCGGACGAACTGCCTCTCCCATGCGGGGAGATTGTCCAGCTTTGAAAGTGAGGTCAGGATAATGGCGTTTTCCAGAGCCTTGCGAACGTTGTCCGGGTGCGGTATCCAGCCCAGGAACTTGCGGCAATCAGAGCAGACGCGGCGGGCATAGTGAGTCCCGCGCTTTTCCATGACCACTTCCGCGCGCGGGTGAGGACAGTCGCCGAAGAATGCGCCCTGCGTCTCAGCCATTGGCCAGCCCTCCGGTGGGTACTCCGTGCTTTGCACGTAGCTCAAGCGGTTTATCGCCAGAAATACACACAGAGCACCCGCCGGAAGGTTGGTTGCTGATGTGAACTACGTGCATGAAAACGAATTAAAGCACAACACCAGATGGGTTGACAATCTTTTTTTCAGAATTATTTTCCAATGTTGCGCTTAAGGTTTGAAACGACCAAAGGTGAGTAGAGACTAAAAAGGCGCGGGGTTCATCGGTGTTCCTCGCGCCTTCTCTCTTAAAATCCGGTCACATCGGATTCCCGAATGGGTCATACCCCTTCTCTAGCTGATCTCGGGCATTGCCTTCAATTGAATCACGAATCCATTGAGGCCATTGAGTGTGGGGTAATCCTTGTATGATTGCACGATCCTGGTCAGTCATGTTATCGAAAGCGGCAGGTACTTCCCATTCCTTGCCGTTTATCTCCATGCCTATGGTTTTGTAAACATCCTTCGGCCCCATCCTGTACTCAGGTTCCTGGTCAAGTGAACGTTCGTGCTCATTGTAGGCTGCATTGTATCGCTCGTCTGAAAGCGTAGAGACTCCCCGGTTTGACCCAATCATTCGTGCGGCAGCTGAATTTCCTGGAAGAATGTCTCCTTCATCCGGGACTGGTCGGCTGAATCCGGAATACCCAGGCTGCGCGTTTGACTGCTGTGGTTGCCCTGCCCTCGGGTCAACGTACCAGTATGGCCCTGCTCCAAGGTCAGGGATTATGACGTTACTTTTGGGCGGTGAGGGAAGTGCCGGTGGAGCCAATCCGGCAATTGAAAGAACTTCATCGAATGGCACTCCGAAATAGCTGTCCAGCCATTCTTTGGTTCGCATGGGATGTTACCCCGGTGATGTCAGTAGGGCATTGGCGGTTTGCTGCCGCTCTTTTTCTTCTTCTTCTTGGCCACTAGGTCAGCTTCGCTCCCGCGAAATGCTTCTTGCCGGACTTCCCAATTGCAGCGCGGCTGTGGTTTGACCCCGGGGACACGGTGACCTTGGAATGGGGTGGGAGAGCGGTGGTGAGATGCGAAGAACCGGCCAGCTTGCGATTGATTCCGTATCCTCCGCCCATGGAATTGCTGTGCTTCATTTTCATGGAACACGATTAAGCTCCCGTTCCCCGGGCTTGTCAATGGGGAATTACATTCCAAGAGTCTGGCGCGCCATGGCCAGCATCGACCTACACGCTTCAAAACGAGCAAAGACAGCTTCCCATTCGGCAATCGTGCCGCAAGCGGTGGCGTAGCTTTTCTCCAATCCTTTTATGTTTTCCAGATACACAAAACTGGAACGTGCCAGTGTTTCAGAGGCAGCCACGGATTCCCCGCGCTGGATGAAGCGCACCTGCTCGGCTGCCAGGGCGTTCTTGCGCTGGTCGCTTGAAAATTCCTTGATCTGCCGCGCTGCTCCCACCAGTGGAGCGAGGGTTTTCATCCGGGCAACGCACTCAGTCATGCGTTTCTCAATGTCTTTGATTTCGTCGTCGTCTATCATTTCTTCTCCTTCACCTTTGCGAGTGCGTCTTTAACTGCCGCTTCGGAGCAAGCTGGGATGTAGCGCATCACGATCTGCACCTTCTCCCTCTCGGCGGCGAGTTGGTTTTCCTTCTCAGTCCAGAGCTTGAAGATTTCACGCTCATGTTCTTTCTTCTCGGCGGTGAGTTGCTTCTGAAATTCAATCACCTTTCCACTGAACGTTCGTGACCGTGTTCTCTCGGCGGCGAGTTGTTGCTGTAAGTCCTCGATCTGCGACCGTGCTGCTAGAACGTGATCGTCCCATCCTTGGGCGTATTCGGTGGTCTTTGGTTTCGACTTCTCTGCGGCGAGTTGCTGGCTAATGTTTAACTCAATGGCTTCATGCGCCTTCCTCTCAGCGGCGAGTGCGGCGTTGATTGCTGCGGCAAGTCCGAAGTCACCATCCCTGCCGCGTATGACCGCAATAGTCTCCACCGTCCATTCGCCTGCGGGTTTGGGTAAGAGTGATGGGTCAATCTTAACGTGAATCTCGGTGGGCAATTCAGTTTCCATGCCTGTCGCGGTTTTAGCTGTGGCAATCGCGGCGTTGTGTGCAATAGCTATGGCGTTGTTTTTATCTTCTTCGTGCCAGTGCTTCTGTCGCAGTTTCATCACTGAATACACCGTCCATTCGCCGCTCGCGGGTTTGGGTTGGTCGTATCCGGCATCCGCTTGTGGGTCGTTGACGGGTTTGGGTTGAGTCCCTTCGGGAAAAGGAACGTCATGATAATCCCGCGTCGGGTCAGGTTGGTTTGCGGGACAGTTAATGGGGTCACGCTTCCCTGTGTAATAGGCATTCATGTTATCAGTTTTTCTAATGAAACGCTGGCAGTCACAGTCAGCCATGCACGATTGGCTGAAGGTGTGGTGTCTAAGCTCACTGTGACCGCAGATGCAATACTCATTCCGCTTCGGTGTCTGTGGTAGTGGTGCTGGCATGTTTTTCCTTCCATTTGGTTTCTGCTTCCAATCCAAATTCGCATTGCTCCTGCACCCCGCAGAAATCCAGGCAGCGCACAGGCTCAGCCTGACGCTCCTCGATATAGAATTTCTTAGTATCCCCGGGGCGAGCAATCCTCATGGCTTGCATCATGGCTGCCTCGGCCTGATCGCGGCTGGGGTAAAGCCGGATGGCTCGTTTACGGTCGGAACGCATGACAGCGAAAGTGGCATCCCGCTGCCAGCGTTCCTTTTTGTTGCAGACCGGAGGGTTAGCCGCCTCTGCGCGGTGTTTCTCCACCCGCTGGTTGATGAAATCCTGAGCCTGTCCAATGCTCCACATTGTCATGGGCAGGATATGGACGGCGCACTTGGGGTAATCAGGCTTGCGGCTAAATCGAGCCTCTCGCACCTTCCAATCCTTCAGAATGGCGATGTTGACCAGATGGCTGACGTCGTAGTTATGCTGCCGCATCAGGTAAAGGTTGATGTTGGCCTGTTGCTCCCATTCCTCGGTATCGCCCATGAGGAATTTCCAGACGCTGGTTTCCTTCCAGTCGTACAGGGTTCTGGTTTCTTTGTCGAAAAGGTCAAACTTCGCGCTGATTTTTGCGCCGGTCAGGGGCATGATGCTTTCAAGGCGTTGCTCCACAAGGTATCGGTCGGGGTTGGCCTTGGCGATGCGCTCAAGAACAACGTGCTTTGTCTGGCCTTGGAAACGCCACACCCTGTCGGAAGCATCCTCGGTCATTACAGAGTCAAACTTCCGGGAGTAGGCCACAATGCGGCTCGGCTTAATCAGCTCGGTTGCCGTGTATTCGGCGTCACCGCGCTCATAGTCGTCGCTGCCTACGGCAGTAACGAAGGGTTCGGGTAGGTTATATCGGTTGGTTAGCTTCATCGTTAATCCATGTTGCCAGCTTCGGCACGTTAAGGTTGTCCACGATCTGTTGGTAAACTTCGGTGGTGTCGGGATATTTGCTGCTCTCTTTTTCGTTGGGAAGGATTTCTTCTACGGTGATTCGGTATTTCATAGTGTTTCAGTGATTAGTGCTCTTAGCCTGTTATCCAAATCTATGTCCGGGGGAAGGTCAGGCGGATCAATCCTGGGGTCAGGGTCACCGGGAAATTCCGGCCTGTCTGTGCTTGGCCTCTTTCTGGTTCGGAAGAACCCTGCATGTTCGGGATGGTGAACATGGAACAAACGTGCGTAGTAGGCTCGGTAGTTATTCTGAATCTTGAGTCCACCTGCCTTGGCGAGAAGATGGGTGGGCATGTTCCAGCGCACCTGCTCGGTGCATTCCGATATGGAGTAATTCTTGCGCCCTTTCCTGATTTCATCGAGTGCCTGTTTTTCAATCCATTCATACACAATGGGGTTAGCCTTGTGGAATTTGCAAAAGCCAGCGTAAATTTGGTCTGCTCTGGTCTTTCGCCTTTTGCCGTTCCAGCTAAACAAGTCACCCTGATCTTCGTCGGCCATCAGTTACATTCTCCATACGGTGTTGGCTTTGGAGAATCCTCTACCTGTCGCTCTCCATGCCTGGACTCTCCTAATCATGTTCCATTTCTTTTTCTGAACCTGCTTTGCGGTCATTGGTTTGTGCTTGTGCTTCGACGTAAAGTAAGGGTCAATGGGCATAAGGTGGGAAAGGGTCAGGCGGGGTTGCTCCTGACCCCCATGATTATTCTTCCCGCTGTTTCATGAATGCTTCCGCAATTTCCTCACCCACGGTAGCGGGCATGTTACCGTAGGTGGTTTCCGAGATATGCCTGTTGGTGTGCAGCCACTCGATTGCGAAATCGACAACGTCTTTAATTTCTTCTTCGTTCATCGGTAAGTTTGTTGATTTGTTTCTGCTGAATCTGGACGATCTTGTGCAATTCCTTGACTGCATCAAATACGTTCCCAATGGTTCTGTGAATCGTCCGGAAAGCGTCCAAGGTTAATTGCCACTGGCAGTCCTGAGTGTGGTCACCCGGATAAGGGCAACCACACCCCGGACAAGGATCACCAGGGTTCTTCTGCTGCAATGTCCCCGCTGGCATCGGTCTTTGGTGCTTTCTTCCTTGCTGCTGGTTTGTAGTATTTTGCGTTTCCGAGAATCGGCATCTTGTCGCCTTTCTCGCCTCTCTGCTTGACCAGGTAATCCCCGTAGTCACTGTCCGGGGTTTCATACAGGACTAGGTCAAGGTATCTGCCCTGCTTCCCCGTGGTAAAGCGTTTCTTGTCCACCTTATCCACGTTGACGTTTAAGCTGATGGGCATTACCAGTTTTCCCCTTCCGGTGGCGTCGGGGTGGTTCCACCCTTGGCTGATTTGATGCTGACCCGAATGGATTCCACCATCTCGCCCTGAAACTCCACTTCCGCCCGGAACAAACGAATTTGCTTTCCGATCCATTCGTCCATGTTGCGGCTCCCGGTGACCTTGGCGATTGAATTGGCATTGGTCTTGTTGCAGACAAATGCCTTGTCCAATTCCTCAAAGGTGATTACGGGCTTGTTCTGCTTTTCCTTCCCGACTTCCTGCATTTCAATCTTCTCGATTGTCACAGTGGTCGTGCCATCTTCCGGAAGGTCGCTGGCTTTGATGTATTTGCTTGGGAATGCGTCGTCTAGGTTCATGTTAATAGGTCTTGTTCTATTGGTTTGGTTTTGGTTGTTGGTTTGTTCCGCAGACTGTAAAATTCATCGACTAGCTTCTGCCTGTAATGACAGAGGGCATCCCTGATTATGGAATTACCATCTGTCGGATACGTTGACAGGAGACTGTCGATTTTCTCCACGGTCTGCGAAATCTTTGCTGTTCTTCTCATAGGGTATTTGTATTCTAAGCGGCTTGGGATTTAGGTCAAGGGATAAATTCAATTTCCCAACGATTATCCCTGATCTGTTTTACTCTCGGTTGTACGGATGAAATGATGACCGTCCACTTGGGTTTCAGGGTCATGTTACTGGATGGATTGTGCGAGTTTACCTGTAGCCAAGGCAGCTCTCCCTGCGCCAGCATGAATCCGGCGCGGAACATCAGCGCGATGAACAGGCAACCGAGTGAAGTTTTAAGCGTGTTCATAGTGATTTAAGGTGCGCGTATAATTCCCGCTCCAAGGTTGGCCGCATGTTGCGAAGAACGAGCCTGGCAATGCTGCTCTCCCCGCTCCTGTAGTCCCCAAGGCGAACCCCGGCCTTTCTCAGCCGGTAGGTGACTTTGCCTTTGGTCAGCCCGGTTTTGGCTGATATGGCAGCCGCAGATTGTCCGAGTGACCCCATGAGGGCTGCCTCGAAATCTTCTTTGTAGATGTAGAAGTCCACCTTCCGCGCCTTTTGCCGCACGTTGGCTTCCATGAATGTCTGTTTCATGAGTGATTGTCTCCGAAGGCAATGGCCGCAGCGACGACCTTGATGTTGCAACCGCAGCGAGGGCAGTAGGTCACTAACCCCGGGGTTGGCGTTGGAGCCGCAGCAATGGGAGCCAGGGTTTTGTGCTTTTGCTGTGGCGTCCGTGGCATCCGTGGCGTTTCCTTGAGTGCTGCTGGTCTGACCTTCATGCCGCGAGCCAATCGCCATTTACGGTTGTATTCCCGCTTTTTGGCGAGCATCTGTGCTCGGCTTTGCTTGCCAAAATTGTGGGAAGTGTCCCACCCACGGTTCTGGTGTTTACGAATGTCGTGCATCCGGAGCGCGGTATCGTTCTTGAATACCTTCTCGCACTTCGGGCATTGGGAAGCCATAGGTAGCTTTTGTGCTATTGCTATGCTCTCTGCCGTGGTGTGCTGTTCGTTGAATAGGTCTGCTGCATCTGGTTCGGTGTTTTCCATAGGTGTTTAGTAGTCTGGTAATATGTTGTTTATCTGGTCATCTGTGGGGTCGGGGATAAAGTCCGGGTCAGCCCAAGAGACATGCTGTGTTGCGCCCGTCTCCGGGTCGGTTAGTTCTACAACGTTAAGGTTGTCCCCAACGTTGTAGAGTCTGCCTTTGTAGATGGCTTTCACTTGGCATCTTCCTTTCTGCAATAGCCACTCACGCGAGGGCAGAAACAACGGTCATGGTTGGCCAGACCGGCAATGTCGTGCGTCAATGTCGTGAGAATAATCTCAGGCTTTGTTCCTTCCCGGAACGAGTGCCGCAGGTAAGCATGGGCATCCTGAATGAATGCCCTTAAGTCTTTCAATTCGTTTTCAGTATCGGTGTTTATGGTTGTCATATGTTTGGTTATAGGTTGATTTCTTTTAAGTCGAGCCACTCCTGTGCCAGTTTGCCAACGTCTGTGGCTAGGTCACCGGACGGAAACTCGCACTTCATTTGCTTGCAGACGATTGTGCCTTTGTTGCGTCCACCTTCAAAGACCCGGACATCGAACACTTCGATGCTCAAGTCCGGGGTTGGTAATGGTTTTCGGGTTGTGGGAGAAATTTTTCTCTCTCTTGGCTTGAGTTTGAGATACTTACTGGCCGCACTCACTTCGTTGTTCCTTTGCTTTGTTCTTCCAGCCAATCCACTAATGCGGGAATGACTGAAATTGGGAATTGAATGCAGCAGTTGCCCACACCGCGCTTTCCTATTGGCGAGAGCATTATGTTGTCGTTTGCGCGCATTGCTTCCAATGCGTAGCCCGTGAATGTCCCATTGCGGCCCGTCCAGATTGGTTGTTTGGACATGGCGGTAAGGTTTGTCGGGTCTGGCTTTGGAAATGGAATTTTGAGAACCCCTGCACCCGAAGGAGTAGGTGCAGGGGATTTCTCCCTCTCTGCCTTTGCAGCGGAACTAACGCCACTGTCCGGCGAGATTGTTTTTGCCCGTTGGGGCATGCAGTCATTACAGGTGGTAACGTCTGCGGGGTATTGGGTAATGTCGTAATTACATACCGCGCAATTGCGTAGCGGTAACGGTTTAGGTGTCGGCGGGATGCAATCGGGTATCTTGATTGGGAGCGGTTTAGGTAAGGCGATTTCTGGTGTCTCAACCCATTTGCCTGTGGCCTTAAGCAATGCCTTGTAACTGCCCTTGCCATGTACTTCCTCGTAACTGGTTTGGTTCCACGTTGGTTTGGATTTGTGCAAGTATTCAGCAACGTCAGGTGTATATGGAACACCATGCGGGGTTGCTGGTGGTAAAGTGACCCTGCCGCTCTCCGGTTTGTCCGGACTTGGAGAACGCTTCACTCCCTCACTGGTCTGCACGTTCCGCGCGGTCGGTGCAGGGTGAGAATCATTGCTCGGAGCCACTGATGGACTCACAGGGAAAGGTTTTTCCGAAGGTCGCCTGACTTCGGCATATTTGGTGAACATGATTTGCAGCCCGTAATCGTTCTCGGGTACTGGTTTCCATGTTCCGTTGTTTTTGTATTCGTCGCCTTTTTGAAGGATGCGGTTTTTAGTTAGTATGTTCATTGTGTTTTGGTTTTGGTTGGAGTTGGGTGTTCAGAAATTCGATCAGGTATTTGGCATAACAGACAAGGACGGTTTGCCCCTCAAACTGAAACTCCTCATGGTTCTCCATGCGCGCCTTGTCGTATTTTGCCTGTAGCTCATTGAGCTTTGCTCTGGTAAAGAAAACGGTTTTCATTTGACCTTTCCACCGTTGACTCCGCATTTGCCTTTGATGTAGTCAATCCAACGCTCGGTGTTAAAAGCAGGGTTGCTCTCATGGCAAGCACCCGCGATTTCGATAATGTCTCGTTCCCACTGTTTGTGTTCCCCGGAGCGAAATTCCGTATCGGTAAGCTGTGGTTCTGCCCGGCGCATTGCGTCGGCTAATGCTATGAAATGTTTCTTTGTCATGTTAGGATTCTAAGCTGCTTGGAATAGGACGCAAGAATTATTTTCATCTTTTTGTAAATTATTTTTCAAGGGGTTTCGGGATTGGGAAATGCTTTCTCCATCGTGCTAGTGCTGCCTCTCTGTTGAGGCGTGGACGGTCTGGATGCTGTGCGCTTTTCTTTCCGCCTATGCTTCCGATCTTGCGAAGAAAATCCTTTACGTTGTCTGGTACGGGTGATTTACTCATGTTGTGAAGCAGCTTCGGAGATATGCAATCATTGTCAACATGTTTTGTGCTAGTGGTGTTGTGTAACACGGGATGAGTGGTCATGTTTTGTGCTAGTGGGGTTGTGTGCCGGGGGCGATCCCTGGGACGCGCACCGGGCTGCGGCGGGCTGGGCTGCCCGGCTGCCCGGAGCACCGGCTGCCCGGTCGTGCAACCGGCTGCCACAGCACCGGGGCAATGTGTCTCAATACGTTCATATGCCCATATAAAGCAGGTCGCATGCCAACCAGCATCGCATAGGGTCACCGTGGCGCAAGTTTATTTTACAAAAGCTGCTCATTTCTTCGGAGAAAATGAAACCCGCCGCTTGACCTTTCCAAGCAGCTTTGTATAGTCAATCAATGTTAAATACACCGAACAATACTGAGGGCAGTTGCATGCCAGAAATGCAGCAATACAACGGCTTCAAACATTGCTACGCGTCCGACCTTCCGTTGGATTTGCCGCTTGAGCATTACGCTAAGCAATTGCCAAGCAAGAACGTTTATTATGATGGCGATTCAATTAACATCGGCGGTCACCGATACGTGATTGCTCAGACTGTTACAGGCTACACGCTACTCGACGCTGCCGCGCCGGGATGGATGCCATCTGACTTAGACTAACAAACCCAACCAAACCCAAACCAAACCTAATATGAACCCAAATCAAACAACGTTAAAAATTACCGACTGGCCGGGCATTCTGGCCATGCTCAACGCTCTAGTTAATCCTCCGCGCCGATGGCTGCTCCACGGCAAGCCAGGCACGGGAAAAACAACCGCTGCGTGTTCCTTTTCTCCGGAATACGAGCGGGTGACTCTTAACCAGTCTCAATTCGCAGATGCGCTATTCGGGAAATTCCTGCTCCGGGATGGCTCAACCCACTGGTCGAATGCTTGCGCCACCCGTGCTGCTCTCAAAGGTTGCCCGTTGGTGCTGGATGAGATTCACAAGGCAGGCGGCGAATTAGATGCCCCGCTTCAGTCCGTGCTCGATGATGCGGCCATCTGCCGTCTCAATCTGGACAACGGTGAGACGGTCGAACCTGCGCCCGGCTACCGGGTGATTGCGACAATGAACGGAAGCCCCGACCAATTGGCCGAGGCTGTTCTTGATCGCTTTGACATTGTGCTGCGTTGCGACACTCCCCACTCCGGCATTCTGCGCCGCTTGTCGCCTGAGTGCGCGGCTTTCATTCTGAACAAAATGGCGAATGAGCCGAACACGGACGATTGGGCACCGTCGATCACTCCGCGCCGGATGATTAGTTTCGAGCACCTCCGGGCTGAGGGTGTGGACGATCAATTGGCGGCTGAATTGGTATTCGGCGAGGGGCAAGGCAAGACAATTCTAATGGCGTTAATCGACGCCGCGCGGAACGGTCTAAAGGCTTAAGCAATATGAGAAAACCCAACCGCAAAACCGTGCGCGATGCAATCCGCGCCTCCGTCCCTGATGGCAAGCTGAAAGGCGCAAAGATCGTCCTAGCTGATCGTCCCGAGCAAACCGGGCAGATTGGCGGGTTCACGCAGTACGACGAGAAGAACCGTCGAGATGTAGTCAAGCTAGGCGCGCCGATTGGCGACAATGCCAAAGGCGTCACCATCCGTGGACATGAAACCCGGCACGCAACCCGGCACACGCCGCGCCGAAAAAAGCCTCTGACAGAAAACGAGGCTATTGCCGCTCAAATCGTGGATGACGTGAACATTGAAAGCACCATGCTTCCGAGCACGGCAACGCCCGGCATGATGCGGATTTATCAACGGGCGCACCTTGCAACCGCGATGGACGGAGTGAGGACGTTGAAGAAAAACGTTCGTGCAGTCCGAACAGGGAAGGCGAAAGATTCGCCCGAATTGCGGAACGGGCAATTGCTCAACGCGGTTCGCACGGTGGCGATGCTCAAACATTACGGCACCGGGGCTGATATTAAAAGCGAGTTTACGGCGCGCCGGGGTCGTCGCCACGTTCGTCATCTGATGGGTGACAAGCTAAGCCGGGCGATTGCAACCGTGGTCAATCTGGCCAAAGTCCGGTCAAGGCGCGCGAGGGCAATTTCGGTGCTCGTTGCGCTATTGGAAAGTCCGGAGCAGGAATGGCAAGACGAAGAACCGACCGGACGCAAGCCCGGCGACATTCTGCCCCCGGTCGAGGCTGGGGATGCGCTCGATGGGAAAATGGAATTGCGCGACTTGCGACCAAAGACCGTTTCCTGCGACAAGCAAAAGTCAATCAATCGGCGGTTCGCGCCCAACGGCTCAATCATTAACCCGCTTCGCTTCTTGGCTGCGGTAATCAATGGCGACAGCAACGGTTTATTCCGTCAACGCATTCGCAATAAACCGGGCGGCTGCGTGGTGATAGATGCGTCCGGTTCGATGGGTGCGAGTCGTGCAAACCTCAGCGCGCTTTGCGCTTTGGTGCCGACTGCGACGGTTGGGTATTATTCCGGGCATTCCAACGGGCGCGGGGTGCTGGCGATTTATGCCAGCAACGGGAAGCGGTTCGCAGGTGAGTTGCCCTGTGACACGCTGCTCGGCGGGAATGCCGTTGATCTCCCGGCGGTCAAGTGGCTGATGTCGCATTCTAAACCGTGGACGCTTGTCTCGGATTTGGAATTTTGCGGTGGCGTGCTGGGGTCTGAGATAGTGGCGCATGCGATTGTCGAACGGGCGACCAATCGCGGCGACTTGACCGTCCATCGTTCGCTCGATGCTGCCTTTGAAGCATTCGGCGGAAAGGGCAATCTCCCGGAATAAGCCCGGACTAAACAGTAAACCAGATTAGCCCCGTGTTCGTAACTGAGCACGGGGCTTTCTGCTGTACTGGTCACAGCTTGGCAATCTGTTCAGAGCACAACCAACCCGCAATCGTAACCAAAATACGCATGCGTCGATACGGGTTCCGACGTCTAAGGCTGCGCTGTCCGGGCTTTGTTTGAGCATGCTTAATTTTAGACCTGAATAGGCTTACCGTCGCCGCCGGAGACCACCTAGCATGCTTTTTGGGCATTCTGGGCTGGGGGGGTAGGGGGGGAACGTTTCCCAGACAAATTTTAATGGGTGCAAAACCAAGGGCTACGCCTCGTAAAATTAAAAATACCTTGAAACCCCAGGGGTTAAGGTATAAGTACTGAAACTCATGGCTGGAAAGGCACGGGTAGGCAAGGAACTTGATGCTTTGAAAGCACTTGTGACTGTTTACGGCCCCAGGGAAGCAGCTCGTCTGGCTGGGATACCTTATGGGACGATGGCGTCTTATGCTTTCAAGTATTCCTGGAAGAAGCATGCTTTTAAGCAGCCTAAGAGCATTCATGAGGATGCTGTTACCGGGAAGGACGCTGGGGACGTCATGGCTGAGGCTCTTGAGAGGCACAGGTCGGATTCCACCTTAAACCTGGCTCGGTATGTTGACAAGGCGGCCAGAAAGGCTGCGGAGCATGGTGATCCTTTGGAAGTGGCCCGCAAAGTGCGCGATGTGGCTGGGGTTCATCAGATTATCTTTCCCCAGGAGGAGGATGGCGGTCTTATTGAAGGTGCGCTCCTCATAGGCACTGAAAAGCCTACCATTAACCATGCTGAGATCGAGGCGGCAAAGGCGACTACCGTGGAAACCATAGATGTACGGGCTGAACTTCAGGACAACCGACCAGGCGGCGATTGAGCTTTACAGTTTTGCCAATGATCCGCCTCTTGGACTTGGCAAATACCAACACCTCAAGAACTCGATTGACCTGGTTTGGAACAAGCACGTTCCCAACACCTACATCTGGAACGACTGGACTGAGTGGATGCAGCGCACGTTCGCTGAAAATCCATGGTGCACGGTCACCGGGCCTGCCGCAAGCTGGAAAACCACCTCGGCGGGCATTTACGCCCTTTCCAAATACTATGCAAGCCCAAGAGACACCGTTGTCATCGTCACTTCAACCACCCTTGACGGACTCCGTAGAAGGGTCTGGAAGGAAATCTCCCATTTCCACCGTCTTAGACCACTGTTTGGCCACATGGTTCAGTCCAGAAATTGCATCCAGTATCGTAAAGGCCACGATGACGCTGGAATTTTCGGACTCGCCACCGATAAGGGTGAAATTGACAAGGCAATCGGGAAAATCATCGGTTTCCATGCGCCAAACATGGTTGTGGTCGTGGATGAGATGCCGTATACGCCCGAAGCCATCGTGGAAAGCTGCGTCAACCTCGAAACCGGGGCAAAATCCTTCCAATTCATCGGCTTGGGCAACGCTGACGACATGCTCGACCCCCACGGGCGCATGTCAGAGCCGAAAAACGGCTGGAACTCGGTGGACGTAGAAACCGACCAGTGGCAGACCAAGCGGGGCGTCTGTATTCACCTGGACGGCCTCAAAAGCCCCAATATCACCGATAAAACCAAGAACTACCCCGGGCTTTTGACCCAGGGCGACATTAAGACCACGATTGACGTCTACGGGGTAGACAGCCCGCAGTTCTGGCAGATGAGGCGCGGGTTCTGGGCACCGGAGGGAATTTCAAAGACAGTCCTCTCCATGCCCATGATAATGCGCTCAAACTCCTTTGAGGACTGTTCTTTCGACCAGGAAGTGATTCCCGTCGCAGGACTTGACCCCGCATTTGAAGGTGAAGACCGTTGTGTCCTCCGTTTCGCTAAGTGTGGCAAGGTAAACGGGAAGATGACCCTGCGCTTTGAAAGAAAGGTCTTTATCAAGGTCAAGGTCAAACCGGACGATCCAACGCATTACCAGATTGTCCGGCAAACCAAGGAGGCATGCAAGAATGAAGGAGTGGCACCTTATTATTTCGGACTCGACTCCACCGGAGAGGGTGGCGGTCTTGCATCTATCTTCCAGCGGGAATGGTCACGCGAAATTCTCTGTGTGGAGTTCGGAGGAAGGCCGAGTCGTAACCCGGTCAGTTCTACTAACTCGAAACGGGCCGATGAAGAATACGACCGGCGCGTCACCGAGCTGTGGTTCTTCTTCCGGCTGCTCCTGCTTAACGAGCAAATCCGTGGGCTTGACCCCGAAAGCGCAATCGAGTTCTGCCGCAGGTGGTGGGAAATGCGGGGGAACTACATTTCCCTGGAGACGAAGGACAAAATGAGAGATCGCACCCGCAGAAGCCCGGACTTGGCTGACGCCGACGTCGTGACGGCGCAGGTGGCCGCGCAGCGGTGCAAACTTTCCCCTAACGACAGCTCCCACGCCGAGCCTCTCACTGATTCGCCCTGGAAACGCTTCCTGAAAAAACGCATGGTCTATGCCGAATACCTTGCTCAAACTTAAGGACACCTGGGGGCCGTGTCCCCCGGACGGGTTCAGGTATGTTTTCCCCGAGGACGGCTACGTCGTGCACGCCTGGGCCTACGTCGATTGGATACAATTCGCTCTAGGTCATCTTCAAGCGAACGAAGGATCGCCCCTCTTTCCCAGGCGTATAGAGCGTTCTGAACTGGAGGACAGGATGCAAGATCAGCTATGCCGAACTCTCCCTCCTGGCTGGTGCATGTATGATGATCCAGCACAGCCACGACCTTCCACGGTGCTTTCATGGAACGATGTCGCTTCGGGGGTTAAGACGTTTGCCCGCTGGATTGTCAGGGGATGCAATTACGTCTCCCAGGGTGAAGCTGATCGCAGGGCCGAGATATGCTCCCGTTGTTACCTGAACGTTAATATCCAGGGCTGCTCCGGGTGCCAGGAAGCGGTTCAGGAAGTCGTCCGGGATAAACATTCCAAGTTTGATGGTGTGCTTAAAACCTGCGCTGTCTGTAAATGTTTTATACGTGCCAAGGTTCATTTCCCTATGGACACTCTTGACACACAGAGCGATAAGGTGCAAGGAATGTACCCGGACTTCTGCTGGCTCAACAAGGAAAGCCCAAATTATCGTGGCTAAACCAATCCTCATGTTCCGGATCGACATTGGGTTCGACCCGGATCGCGGTTACGCTGCCGTCCTTCTCGACATCCCCGCCCAGAAATCAAAAGGTGTCCGGGGTAACTCCATCCGGCAGTTGATGCGCCTGGTGGGCCAGGAAATCTGCACTACCGAGCAGGAAAAACGCCGCTTTCCCCTGGAGCACGAACGCAACGAGCCGCCCAGGATTATAACACCCAACGGTTTCTAACCATGCTTGACGCAAACCCGGGCATAGCCACTCTCGACCCTGAAACCTTTCAACGTCCGGATTCGCGCATCGGCAACGCCCAGAACTGCCGCTCCCTGGTAAGCCGCCTCAAATATGAGGATGAAACCAGGATGTTCCGTTACACCAAGATTCAGGGACTCATGGACGGGAACCCGCCCTGGAACTCCCAGCTCCTTGCCGACATCGGCCAGGGACACCGGGCAAACTTCAACCTGCGTGAAAGCGAAGGCATCGTGGAAGCGGCCAAGACGCCCTATTACGACCTGGTATTTGAGGTCGCTTCCTTTGCTTCCATCAAATGGAACGTGGAAGGGGCCGAACCGCATGTCGTTGAGGGCTGGAACGACATTGCCACCGAGGAATACAACGACCTTCTAAGCGGCTGGGACGGCTACGACCACCAAATCCAGCTGCACCAGTGGCAGATGGTCGTTAATGGCGTTGGGCCATTGTTCTGGCCGCATTACATCGGCTGGCACTCGGAAGCTACCAAGGCCCGCAAGGTGCTTGTTCCACAGGAAACAAAGGCCAACGTGGACGAGCTGGAGCTGTGCGTTGTGCTTCATTCCTATCGCGCCGATGAGCTGGAAAGTTTTATCAAGAAAGGCGGCACCCGCGAGCCGACCGGGGACGGCTGGAACATTCCCCTTTGCGAGCAGGCCATCGTGGATTCAGCGCAGCGCGAGATGCGGCAAACCTTCGGCACCGAAAACTATGATCTCTACCAAAGGGCTATTCGCACTGGTGATCTCTTTCATGGCCTTCATCGTTCTAATCGAATTTATGTTGCGTCGATGTTCGTCAAGGAGTTCGGCGGGAAAGTTTCACACTACATGGTGACTGACCAGAACATCGGAAGGGGCAATGAAACCTACGATAACAGCGATGAGGAAGTCGGTTACCTGTTCAAGCGCAGGAACAAATTTGATTCTTTTGCCAACGTCATCTGTCCCTTCTTCTTCGACTCCGGCCCGGACGGCACATGGCACGCGGTCAAAGGGCTGGGGCCGAAGATTTACGATTTCTGCGACGTCAGTAACAGAACATTCTGCCAGATGCTTGATGGCAGTGTCATCGGCAGCGGGATTACATTGGAATCCCAGGATGCCAACGCCATGGAGGAAACTCAGATAGCCCTGGTGGGTGGTGCCGCTGTAGTTTCACCGGGATACAAAGTTGTCCAGACAAGGATAGCGGAAAGCCTGGAAGGCGCGATGGCCATGCGTCGTGAGCTGCACGGCACTCTCCAGGCCAACACAGGCTCCTACCGCCAGAGAACCGATGACGCAGGCCAGCGGCCCGAGCCAACCCTGGGGCAAGCCGAGCTGGTGCAGCAGCAGCAGGGCATGCTGACCAAGGGAAGCACCAACCGCTACTACTCAAACCTCGACAAATGGCACCGGGAAACCCTTCGCCGCGTTCTTGACCCGGCCCAAAGCCCTTCCATCCCCGGTGGAAAAGAAGCCCTCGCTTTCAAGGCACATTGCATCCTGCGCGGCATTCCTCCCCAGGTGCTCGATTTCCGGAACCTGAAACGCGTCATCTCCACCCGCTCAATCGGCTACGGGTCGCCACAATTGCGCGACATCGCCACCAGGGAATTGATTGGCCTCATTCCCTACATGGACGAGATAAGTCGTAACCACGCCCTCCGTGCGCGCGCTGCGGCCCTTCCTGGGATCGGCATGCATTCGGTAGACGCCTTTTTCCCGCCCATCGAGAAAAGTGGCGTTCCTAACTCGCACGCAGCCCTGGCAGTCCTGGAAAACAACGCCCTACGGACTCAGGGCGGCAAAGCCCTGGTGGAACCGATGCAGAACCATTCCATCCATTTCGATGTGCACATGAAAGATGCCATGGAGCATGCACAGGCGGCAGGCGGCGGCCCCGATGGAGCAGGCGGCCAGCAGGCACCGCAGCCCGATGTCCAGTCTCCGCCCAACCAGGCCGCGCCTCCCACGGCTTCCATGCAGCCCGCCAACCCCATGGAAGTCCTTATCCATTTGGAACAGGCCGGGCCTCACATGATGCAGCACCTCCAGGCTCTCAAGGGCGATCCTACCCGCAAGGACGAGGTAAAAGCCAAGAACCAGCAGCTCGATCAGCTGGGCAAAATCTCCGATCAGCTCCATCAGCAGGTCACTGAAGCCATGCAGGCGCAGGCCGAGGAACAGCCGCAGAACGGCCAGAACCCCATGCAAGACCCTGAGATGATCCCCAAGATGACCAAGGTGGCCGGGGAACTGAGGCTCAAAAAGGAGAAGATGGACGCTGACCATGAGCTGAAGGTCAGGAAACAGGATTTCAGTGAAGGGCTGGCCGACCGCAAGACCGCTGCCGGGATTCAGCGGGAAACGGCCAAGACAGGGTCAGCCCTTTCTACCGCACAGGCCGGTATGCAGATGGAGAAGGCCAAGACCGGCCAGAGCATGACCCTTGAACAGCTGCGCGCGCGCCAGGCCATGGCCGTTGAACGAGCCAAGACCAGTCATGGAATGTCGATTGCTGAACGCAAAGCCCGGCATGACGCCGCGCTGAAAGCGAGACAGGCAGCCCAGAAACCAAAGCCAGGCCAGGAATGACGATAGAAGAATTTCGTTCCCACGAAACTTTGCCCGGGCAATGGGCCAAGGAACTTTCCACCAACGAGGTGCTGCGCGCCGTCCTTGGTTGCATGAACGACAATCACCCGGCCCATTTCGCCATCCATGGTGACAAGAACGAGGACGTCTCTCCCGTGCGCGCCGGGATCGAGCTTGGTCTTACCCGGGGCTGGTTCAAATACTCCGACACATTGTTCCTTTTGGCCAAACGCAAGATGGCTACCCCAGGCGCAGGCCAGACCACCTACGAACCAGAATTGAAGGAGAAACAAAATGCCTGAACCAGTATTAGTCCCGCCAACGCCAACTATTAACCAGCCCAATGGCCCGGTGGATAATTCCCCCGGTCTTGAACAGGTGCAGCGCGCCTTTGACCAGGCTTACCCGGACTTAAGCAAGCCCAAGCCTAACGACACCACTCCGGTTCCTGCCGAAGAACCCAAACCAGCCACGACACCGCCCCCAGAGTCGCCACCGCCGCAAACACCACCAGAAGAACATAAAATCCCTTCATTTCTTGAAGATGCACTGAAGCCAGAGCCACCAAAAGTCGAAATTGCTGATCCTGAAGCGGATTTCCCGGATGATCTACCGCAGGAACAAAAAACCAGCCGCATCAAAGGTCTGCGTGAGGCGTATAAGAAACTCAAAACCGAAGTTCAGACCCTGCGTAACACGCCCAATCGTGACCCGCAGGAACAGGCCAAGCTGCAATGGCTTGAAAACCAGAACAAGCAGATGGCCGAAGTGCTGTCCCGCGTTGGCGTGGAGCATTCAGCGGAGTTTCAGCAGAACATCATGCGTCCTTTGACTGCTTCCTGGAACGAGGCAGCGCGCATTGTCCGGGATTCCGGTGCCGACCCGCAGGAACTGGCCAAGGTGATGTCGCTTTCAGGCCGCGCGCAGTTTGAAGGGCTGGACAACCTCTTTTCCGACATGCCCGAGAGCGCAAAAGCCGAAGCGCATGACGCGCTGCGCGCCTATCGCCGCTTTGAGGCCGCTCGCCAGCACGCGGTAGCCAACGCCCCAAAGACCCTGGAAGCCATCCAGCAGCGTGAAACCGAGCGGCAATACCAGGAAGTGAGCAAGCAACGCTCTGAAATGCAGAATATGTTTGAGCGCGCCGTTACCAGGCTCCGGGACGAGGCCAAAGTTGAACTTTTCCAGAAAACCACCGATCCAGAGGGCCAATGGTGGAACAAACAGGGTGAAGACCTGATCGAACAGGGCAGAAGCCTGTTTTTGGAGAACACCGACATGGACAAGGTCGCCCTGGCCTGTGTTCTGGCTCCTACCGCAGACGCTTACCGCAAGCTCTTTCTCACTTCCCAGAAAAAAGTGACTGAATTGCAGCAGTTCATCAAGGAAAGGATCGGAAACGAACCCAATTTGAGTGAAAGCAGCGGGAATGCGGGTGGCGGCCCGGCTGGTTCAATGAGTGAAGACCTTAAAAAGCCCTTTGCCGATGTGTTCCTGCGGGAATTTCACCGGGCACAGTCCAGGAACCGATAAAAACCATGCGTGACGGACTCTACGTGGTAAACAAGAAGGACATTACCGCAGCGTTCTGCGTCCGGGACGGAAAGATAACAGTCTGCGCCCCGATTCTCCGCAAGGAGATCGAATACTACAAGAAAATCGCCAAGTGGTATCCTACCGATACCTCTATATTGCCGGTAAAGGTGGCCGCACAGGCTTCTTCTTAGGTCTGCGCCGAAGCACCTTGACTACCTTGGGATTTATTCCCTTCTTGGGCATTCTTCAGTGCTTTTTGTCGTTCTTTTCCAGCGCGGTGATGATTTCGTCCTTGCGAGCGTCCCAGCTGACTTCCACTCCGCGCTCCTTGGCTAATTCCTTCAGGTCTGGCACCGTCATGGCCTCGTAGTCCTGCGTTTCCGGCTGATTGGCTGCTGCGGGATGCGCGGTGCCCGTTTTCTGTGACGCTTCAAGTGCCCTACTTCTCGGCGTGCCTTCAAGTTTGGCGTTTTCATCGGTGCGCTTGTTGGCGGCGGCAATGTTGATTTTCTCCATCTCGACTGCCGGGTTTCGCTGTCCGAGAGAGTCGATATGGAGTTCGTCCGACTTGGTTTGTGTGTGCATAACCTTCAATCGAACATGAAAAAAGTTTCGGTTGCAAACAAAAACCGTTGACTCTACCCCGGGGAAGCCGTAAAACGTTTCCTCGGATGCATTAAGGCACCTCATCCACGCCAGGGCGTTATCAGCGAGAAATAGTCCCGTTCTCAAACAGACGGCTGCATACCGGAAGCCAGCCAACCGGAAAAAGGCTCAGTGCCTGTTCTATGTAGAACAGGGATTTCACCGGGCTTCAACTGTTTGAGAGAAAGGACTTACAAAAATGGCTTGCGATAACATCAAAAACGCTTTTTACGCTCTCACAGGACAGGTGTCTCCGCGTCTTTACAACCGCATTAGCATTAACGACCCCTGGGTTGCTTATGTCGAAAAGGGCGAGTGGCCCACCGGCATGGGTTTCACCATCAACTCGATGATGCTGGAGCGAACCCTGACTGACAGCGAGGACAACACCAAGTGGGTGGATGCAACGCCCTCAGGAAATCTGGATGTCGCCACGGCAAACAATAACTGTTTGCCCACACCGGAAATCCTTCAGTTCGGCCAGACGCTGACTCCCTTCACGATGCAGCGCAGAAATATCCAAACGGAAGATTTCTGTCTTAACGACCTGCAAAATGATTTCATGATCTCGCAGGTCTTGAGCAACGTGATGGATCAGCTCGAAACCGTCACTGAATGGGTTTGGTCGAACAGGTTTCAAAATGAATACCTGCGACTTGCCGGTCATCACATCGTTGAAACTGGCACAGGGGCATTAGCGGATTCAGGCACCCGGTTCACGCCGGTTACCATTCCGACTACGGCCACCAGCAGACTGGTTCAGGGCACGCTTGAGCAAATCTATACCCAGCTCGTCCTTGACGGAGCTGTCGCCACAGCCGGTGCAATCGGCAAAGGAGCGAACGATCAGCCGATCTTCGCCCTCTTTACCGATGCAGTGACTTCCCGCGATCTAATTCGTCAAGACCCCGAGCTTCGGATGGATTTCCGATACGCTGATCCTGATAAACTCATCAATGCTCTGGGCACGCCTTACAGCTATAACGGCTACAAGCATGTCTGGATCAAGTTTCCGCCGCGTTACGACGCAGGCGGTACAAGGGTTTATCCTTATCTGCCTGTCACGGCGACCACCAAGGGATGGAAACGCGAGGTTAATCCGGCGTACATATACGCCAAGTTCCAGGTTAGCTTCGTGTTCATTCCCACAGTGTTTACCTGTCTGTATGAGCGGCCTTCTACTGCTCCTGGCGGTGGACTCAAGTTCGATTACGCTTCCCACATGGGCGAGTTCCAATTCCTTGTCATCACCGACAAGGCTTGTAACCCGCGTGGTGAACTCGGCTTCTTTGACGCGCTCTATGCGAGTGCCTCTCAGCCGGGCCAAACCTACCTGGGCTACGCCATCGCTCACTTGAACTGCCCTCCGCTGAGGGTTCCGAAGACCAGCTGTTACTCATAAGAGTGTAGTTATGCGCCAGCATCAGAGATGGTGCTGGTCGATAACTACAAACTTTATGGCTGTAACAATCAAAGAATACATCGTGGTCTATTCCCAGGGGGAACTTGACCTGACAGAAGTCAACCAAAAGGCCGCCGAAGGCTGGGAGCTGGTAAACACAAATTCCCGCACAGGCCCGGTGGGGCAGGTTCAGACCGCCTTTATCATGGGAAGGAGCGCGGGCCAGAGTGAAACCGATGTGAAGGTCGGAGTGTTCACTGTTGGCGTTTCCAACAACACCATCATCATAAACAACCACGGCATGGTGAATGGAACCATGGTGCGCTTCGCCCTTGGCACTGAACCGGAGAACGTGCTGCCTGCTCCTCTGGTGGAGGGCATTTATTATTTCGTGGTGAATGCGCGCGGGAATGACTTCCAGGTGTCGCTCATCGCTGATGGCAGCCCGGTTGACATTACCAATCAGGGCGTCGGTGGAACCAACGAAGTCTGGAAGAAAGCATGAAACCCGCACCGGTCGATCTCCCTACAATCTGGCGGGGCTGCACCTGGGAGGCTGTCATTCTCAAATGGAAGGATCGCAACGGCCATCCCATCCCTCTTGGTGATTGGACGCCGGTCGCCACGACAGCCCAGTTCAGCCTGAATGCCAGGAAAACTCCTGACCAGACGAACCACCCCGGGGAAACCACGATGAGTCTCACCAAGGAACAGACCACCGCCCTCAAGCTGGGCGTTCACCAGTGGAACTGGTTGTGGGTAAATGGTGACGGGACAATCCCGCCGCCGTTTCTGGCAGGCATCGTGGAAGTCAAAAACCCGGTCTTAAGTGCCTCATGAGCTTTCCTTCCCCAGTTGAAGTTGAGGTGCTTTTCCCGACCTCTGAGTTTGGCGGCGTTCAGATCGAGCCTCCGGGGAGTTCCATCACTGTCAAACTTCCAGCAGGCGAAGGCCCGGAAGGGCCGGAAGGGCCAGAAGGGCCAGAAGGCCCGGAAGGCGATCCAGGCCCGCCCGGAGCAGAAGGCCCGCCGGGAGATGACGGAAGGGACGGAGCACAGGGCGACCCCGGAGCCGCAGGGCCACCGGGAGCCACGGGGCCAATAGGCCCGGCAGGAACAACAGGCCCACAAGGGCCGCAGGGAATCCCTGGGGCAACTGGGGCAACAGGGCCAACAGGCCCGAAAGGTGACACTGGAGACACTGGGCCAACAGGCCCGCCGGGAACAGGTGGCGCAGCCGACTGGGCAAGTATCACAGGGAAACCGACCACGATTTCCGGATTCGGTATCACTGATGCCTACACTAAAACACAGGATGACGCTCGGTTTCAGCCGATTGACACCGACCTGACCGCTATTGCTGCACTCACCACCACGGCTTACGGGCGTGGACTTCTTCCCCTGGTCGATGGGCCTGCTGTCCGGACTTATATCGGAGCAGGAACAAGCAACTTCGATAGCACCTTCACTTCGCTGACGGGAAAGCCGACCACGATTGCTGGCTACGGCATCACTGACGCTTACACCAAGAGTGGAGCTGACACCGCTTTCCAGCCGATTGACACAGACCTGACTGCGATAGCCGCTCTTACCACGACAGCGTTTGGGCGTGGATTTCTTCCCTTGGCTGACGCGACCGCAGCTAGGACTTACATCGGAGCAGGAACAAGCAATTTCAATGGCACATGGGGTGCGCTGACTGGAACGCCAACCACCGTGGCTGGATACGGAATCACGGACGCGGTAACCACGACTTTCGCCACCGCGACGTATCAGCCCATTGATGCTGACCTGACTGCCATTGCCGCCATTGCCACGACAGCTTACGGCAGGGATTTACTAAAGCAGGTCGATGGCCCGGCGGTTCGCACCTACATCGGATGCGGGAGCGCAGCAGCGGCCACAGCTCCAACAGGAGCGATTGTCGGCACCACTGATACCCAATCATTGACCAATAAGGAGCTTGTGCCGCGAGTGGTTGCACAGGCTTCCGGCGCAACCTGGTCGCCCAACGCCGATACCACTGATGTTTTCACGATCACTACCGCGCAGGCCGCAGCGGTGACGCTCATCAATAATCCTTCCGGCTCTCCGGTTGATGGACAGACAATGGTGTTCCGCGTGAAATGCGACGGCACGGCTCGCGCGCTTTCAGGTTGGGGAACGCAATACCGTTTCTCAAGCGACATGGCTGCCCCGACCACACTGATCGCCAGCAAGACGACTTACCTGGGTTTTATTTTTAACAGCCTCGATACCAAGTGGGATAACATCGCCAAGATGGAGAACTTCTAATGGCTTACGCGCTCGTAGGAACAATAGGAACAGCAGTGCAGGGAGCGGCAAGCGCGGCTGTCAGCCCTACGTTTGGAACAGGCGAAAGCAGAACCCTCGGCAACCTCCTCATCTGTTTCGTAGCGGTGTCGGGAATTGCCACCCTCCCGGTCACGCCTTCCGGCTGGTCGATTGGCAAACAGCAGGCTGGAACGTCGTGTTCAGCGACGATCTATTACAGGCTCGCGGCTGGCGCGGATACGGCTCCCACCATCGCAGCTATTACCAGTGGCGTCATCGCAGCGCAGCTCGCTGAGTTTTCAGGCAATCTCGCGGCATCGCCACTGGATCAGACCGGTAGCGCGAGCGGCACTGGCTCGCCCCTGACTGGCACCTTCGCGGCGGTAGACGCTCTCTCGGGAGAGTTGATCGTGATGACCGGAGCTGACCTCCGCAGCATTGCCCGGGCATCCAATGATACGTGGACATCCAATAACGCGACCGTCACGGCAGCAGGCAACAACAATGGAGCAACTTCCGTAAACCATTACTCAAACGGTTATGGCGTCACCACGGCGAAAGCCAGTGCGGATACAGCAGTGATGACGTTATCCACGACGAACAACATTACTGGCCTGGTGCTGGCGGCAGTGTCCTTCAAGGTAATTCCTCCCGCTGGCCCGAGCGTTCAGCAAATGGCAGGATTTTTTATGTTCACATGAAGTCACCGACACCAACCATTGAATTTGAGGAGCTGGAGAATTTCCCTCTGCCAGCGCAGGTGGACATTATCTTTCCTGACTCGCCCTTTGGAGGAGTGTTCATCGAGGAGCCAGGTGGCGCACTTATAGTCAAGGTCGGTTCTCCTGCCGGAGAAACCGGTGAGCCAGGATCGCCTGGAACCCCGGGCACTCCTGGTGAGGAAGGCCCGCCGGGCACGCCTGGAACTCCAGGAGCACCAGGAACCCCAGGCGACCCTGGCCCTCCAGGCCCAGCTGGCCCACCAGGAGGAGGAAGCACCATCATTAACGGCCTCGGGCCACCCGATCCCTCTCTTGGTGAAGCTGGAGATTATTATGTCGATACCGTTGGTGGCGACATGTACGGCCCAAAAGTTGATGCCGGTACGATTGACTACGTTGAGCCGCCTCACGACACCACAGCACCAGGCGATTATGAGCTTGGCGGGAAATTCCGTTTCGATGTATCCGGTTACATCGTCGGAGTGCATTACTTCTACCCCGACATTACCGCCGCTCTTGGTTACGTGCTCAGTGTGTGGGAACCTTCCACTGGAACATTGCTGGCCCAGAAGCCGGGAGATTTCCCTGTTCGCAACGCATGGAACCAGGTCATCTTTGATGTTCCCCTGCCTGTTTCGGCCTTTCACTCATACCTGGTGTCATTCTACATCGGGGGGATGGCGTTCGCCTATAAGGTGCCGTGGACTGGACTAACCAGTGGCCACGTAAGAGCACTGGTGGACGGAGAAGATGGCGGGCCTGGCGCGTATTACGCCACCGCGCACGGTTTTCCAACAGTGCCATGGGGTTCATTTCCCACGGCTTCGCCTATGTTTTCGGTGGGGGAAGCCTGGAAGAAGGTCATCGTTGGCGACGAACCCGGCACTGGCGACAAGAACTTTGTTCACAGCCAGCTTGCGCCATCGGCAACATGGTCTGCCACGCATAATCTGGGCAAGTTTGTTTCCGTTGAGGTCGTGGACAGCGGCGGGAGCGTCATTATTCCCGACATTCACTATGTCGATCTCAACAGCGTAACCCTTGGATTCGGTTCAGCCACCTCCGGAAAAGCCTACTTCAACTAAACAAGCACTATGCCAACACTCGCAGCCCCACTCGATTGCGCCAAATTGGAAATTCGCAATGAACGACTTCACCAGCTCGGATCAAATCCATCATCCCCGGTCACGGGCCAGATGTATTACAACACTGGCGACAACACCTTCTACTGGTGGAACGGGACGGCATGGCGTTCTGCTGATGCTTCCTCCGGGGTAGGCGGCCCGCCAACCGGAGCCGCTGGAGGTGACCTTCTTGGGAGCACGTATCCAAATCCCATCATTGCCGCCAGTGTCGTCACTCTCGCCAAGTGCAATGCGTCGATGAACGACCAGGCGGCAGGCACGGCTTCGCTACGGTCACTGGGAACAACTGCGATCACGGCTTGCGCCGGAAACGATTCCCGGCTTTCGGATGGCCGTGCTCCAACCGGAGCTGCTGGTGGTGACTTGTCGGGCAGCACTTATCCCAACCCCGTGGTTGCGGCCCTGGCCATCACGGACGCCAAGGTTGCTACGGCTAACAAGGATGGCGCGGTAGGAACATTTTGCATGCGAACTCTGGCGTTCGGAGCGGGGACGGGTCAGAAGGCAATGCCCGGGGATGCCAGGTTTGACCTGATTGCCACCAATAACGCGCCTACAGCACCGGTTCCATTCAATGCCCAGCGCATCACGGGCGTTGGCGATCCACTGGCGGCACAGGACGCAGCCACCAAGAATTACGTTGATACTTTCGCGCAGGGGCTGGACTCGCATCCTTCATGCCGGGTGGCAACAGTGGGCGCAAACATCACCCTGGTTGGTGGTGCTCCTCAGATTCTCGATGGCGTAACCCTTGTTGCCAATGACCGCGTATTGGTCAAAGACCAGACACTTCAAAAAGATAACGGCATTTACTATGTTCAATCCGCCGGAACCGGTGCAACCGGAACATGGGTCAGGGCATTAGATCAGGACACATGGGCTGAGTTTCCATCGGCTTACGTCTGGGTGGAAACTGGAACAATTAACCAGGATACCGGATGGACTTGCACCTCAGACCAGGGTGGCACTCTCGGATCGACTGCTATCCTGTGGACTCAGTTTTCCTCCGCCGGGTCAGCCATTGCTGGCACTGGCATGACCAAGACCGGCAACACGCTGGATGTCATTGGAACAGCAAACCGGATCACGGCCAATGCTGACAACATCGACATTGCCAGTAACTATGCCGGTCAGTCCACCATTACGACTCTCGGCACAATCGCCGGAGTCAGTGCGGTATGGGGGCCAACCGCAACCCCGATAGCAATCGCTTCCGGCGGCACAGGTTCAACCGCCGCTACCGCAGCCCGGGCGGCACTGGGCGTTGTCAGTTGGTATTCATCAGCCGTTCATGGCACGGGAAGCACGATCTCCATCTCGGCAGCCACACACGGGATGACGAACTCCGGCATCTTCGTGATTGTCCAGGTGAACGCCACGGGTGCTTACATCATGCCGGACATCGCCGTTGATGGCAGCGGCAATGTAACTGTTAATTTTGGAGTGAGCCAGACTGCCAACACGATTCGGGTAACCCTGCTTGGACTAACAACCAGCACACTGCCAACCTAATGCCTGACTTTCCTTCAACGCTGCGAGTCCCGAATTACGCGAGCAACCCAAGTTCGCCAACATCGGGGCAGGTGTACTGGAACAGCAGTGACAAGCAGTTGTATTTCTACAACGGCACTGCATTTGTGGCGTTGGGTCTGTCCAGTAACGACACCGGCGGGAACGTGGTCAATGTCGGGACACCGACCAGCGGGCAACTGGCGCAGTGGACTGGGGCAACGAGCATACAGGGAATTGCCGATACCACCAAGCAATGGGATGGCGGCTCAACAGGACTGACTGCTGCTACGGGCCGAACCAGCCTCGGAGCAAGCACAGTGGGAGCGGCCATATTCACTCTGGCTGGCCCCGGCAGCAATTCTTGGTTGAAAGCGACTGGTCTTGGAACGGTGTCCTATGAGGATGCCGTCACGACCAGAACCAGCCTTGGGCTTGGCACTGCGGCAACGCAGGCTTCCACCGCATTTGAAGTCCCGCTGACGTTTTCCAACACGGTTCGTCGCACCACTAATACGATTGACCTTGTTGGTGATTCGGCTTCACCGGGGAACAACTTCTCCTACCAGACTAATGCCAGTGGGGTAAAAGGATGGTATGCCATGACTCCCACTAAAGTCACGCTGTTCGCTGCAAGTGGAACTTACACTCCCACTACAGGCGTTCGCACCATAAAAGTCGAATGTGTTGGCGGCGGCGGTGGTGGTGGAGGAGCGAAAGCGGCTGCAAGCACCGCGACAACAGGCGGCGGAGGAGGAGGCGGAGGATACGCAATGCTTATGATTACCTCCTCTATCAAGGGCAGTTACACTTTTGTTATTGGTGCTGCCGGAGCTGCTGGAACGGCTACCCCTACTGCTGGAGGAAATGGTGGTGACACAACTTTTGACAGTCCCAGTATTTGTACGGGTAGCGGCGGGGGCGGCGGTGGATTTAGTTCAACAGGCAGCGGTGGAGCAACCTTCGCTGGATCAGGTGGAAATGGAGGAATTGCTGCCGCTGGACTTTTCGGTTTTACAGGCAGTCTTGGAGAGGTTGGACTCATATTGACTCTTGCTATTTGCAGAGGTGGTGCAGGTGGAGCAGCACCACTTGGTGGAGGTTCAACACAGGGCGCGATAAACGCTGCTGCTGGAGGTGTTGGAAGAAATTATGGGGCTGGCGGGGGCGGTGCAGCATCAAACAGCGCAACAGGATTCGCCGGAGGCGCAGGCACACAGGGGTATCTCCTCATCACAGAGTATTTCTAATGACATGGCTGAACAACATAACGGGAACGGAAAGGCAAAGTGGGTTGCTATCGGCCTCCCGATTATCATTGCTGCCGTCGGTGTGCTCGGGTTTTTTTACGGCGTCGGACAGCGCACCAATAAAATTGCAGAGGTCGTGGAATGGAAGCAGGAGACTGCTCCGCGCATCGAGCGCATGGACAGTCAGGGAACAACTTCCTTCAAACTGTTCCACGACGAGTATCTGCGAACTCAGGCACGACAGGAAGCCGCACTCATCGAGCTTGAGCACCAGATCAGGGACAAGCAACTTGAAGATTTACGTGCGCGACTCCAAACGCTAGAAAGAAAACCATGAACGAACAAATCCAAGCAAGAATGACGGAACTGGTCAACGAGCGTAATACGCTGGAGGCATCCCACAACGCAATGGTGCAGCAGAACCAGAAAATCAACCAGGAGTTTCAACAGCAGGTAGTTCAAAACCAAACCCGGTTTGCCCAGATAAGTGGCGCACTCCGGGAATTGCAGCAGTTAGTTCAACCATCAACACAGAAAGACAATAACCATGATAATCTATCTCCCACTCCTAGTCTCCATAATCGGACTGCTGATGTACGTCCTGTCATCGAATCCCAAGATCGTTGAGGTTGGGCGGATCATGTTCTGGACGGGGCTTCTCGCATTCCTGATGGGAGGCGGAGCAATCCACGCAATACAGGGTCATCAATGAGTAGCCCGGGATCAATCGAGTGCGATACGATTCAGCTCCTTGAGCCGGAGAGCGACTTTTTAGTCGATACTGCTGGCACCACCAGCGACCTGGATGAACGCGGGGAACTGGTGCTGTTCACGGGGCAGACTCACGCAGAGATTCTGTTCCAGGTTCCCAAGATCAGCGTGAACTACAACTTTGAGTATCTCTACGTGGATGCGGAGGGAATCCCACACGCAGGTGGACTCCATGTTGTTCCGACCAGCAGGCAAACCTACGGGTTTCAGGTGGTGTTTGCCGCTGGCGTTCCCCCGCCCACGCCAGAGGCACCTCCTGGATCAGTGTATGTCCTGCACTGGCGGGTCACCATCGTCAGGACAAGCTCTCTTGTCCAAATTGATACGCCCGAACGCATCTACCTCCTGATGCCGCACTCCAACACGATGGTGGTTCCATTCACTAACCCCCGCAGCGGAACCAACTACGGATTCAGTGAGCTGAGAGTGGAGAACCTGCTCGATCCTCCTGCCAGCCAGGCAATCATACGGGTTCAGGTCACGGCCAAAACGATCAGCGACTTCACTTTGTCGGTGAACCCAACACCCGCCAATGGAAGTCATTACTTCCTGGCAGCAAGAACGCCATGACACCGGTAATTGAAGATTCAGTGCTGGGAACTGATCTTGATGCTCAGTTCCACAGCCTGCTTAACGTCAAATCCCTTGACCCGGTTCCCCTCAACCTGGCCACAAGTGATGACACCAGGCTGACTGACGTCCGTGAACCAATCCCTGGGAGTGTCGTGAATGCATCGGTGGCCCCTGATGCCGCCATCGACCAATCAAAACTCAATCTTAACGGCTCAATCCCCACGGCGTGGCTGGGTACTACGGCAGGTACAGCAGCCCCTGGGGATTTGGCCGAATACATTTCCAATAAAAACCAGCCCGGGGGTTATGTCGGCCTGGATTCAACCGGGCAAATACCCACCTCCGCGCTGCCCGATGGAGCCGGATTGGCCACTGTTACGTCGATAGGAATCTCGCTGCCTCCGGAACTGATCCTGCTGCCGCCTGTCGTGAATCCCATAACCGGCTCTGGCGTATTCAAGATTGGATGGCTGCCAATGGGTGGCGCGGCATGGTTCGGCGCGCCGACTGGAGGGCCACCAGGATACCAGTCTGCGCCCATCCCATTATCGCTTGTCCCAAACCTCAATGCAGGACAAGTAACCAGCGGGCAATTCCCTCCGGAAAGGATGACTGTCGCAATCTATGGAGCAGGTTCCGCTCCAGGAGCCGTCCCAGACCCCGGGGGAACCGGTGGTGATCCCACTGATTACCTGGCTCGCAACATGACTTTCAGGGCGGCTCCCATTGTCGCCGTTGGATACCAGCCCCAGCTGCCAGACCCGACTTTTTCCAAACAGGCCGATGGCAGCAGCAACACCAAGGTTTTTGCCGGAAGCACGGTGGGAGATGTGGTGTTTTTCTATTCAGTTACCTCCAACTCAACTGGCTTTGCTGAGTTCCCTAATCCCGGGTATGTCACTGTTCCTAATTCTTCCACGGGTGTCTGGATATATTCATCCCGCGTAGGCTGGAACAATTC